GCTGAGTTATTGAGGAGATTTCAATCGGTTGAGTATTCTTTGGAATACTATTTTAAAACTAAATGACTATAAAACCAAAAAGAGTCGCTTTCGCGGCTCTTTTCTTTCTTAACTATGCGTATAGATTTTCTCGAACATAAATATACAAATATATAAATGATGCAGATAATATCTAATTTTCAAAACTTGTAAAGTAGTTATACAAGAATAACAGAGGTTGCATTTTTATCTAATTAGAGAAAATGGGTACTTCTCCTATGGAATCCTTTCGTTTAAAGTTTTCTAGTCCTTTACAAGCAGAGCAACACACTCGACGTGATGCGTATTTGGGAGTTCAAAGGTCCAGTGGACCTTTGAAGCAGCTTGCCGGAAAACAGGTAAGCAAGCTGGACAACCTAAATGCGTTTTTCTAACAAACCGACTACTTCTATGTGTGCTGATAGGTCTTACCTATATTATGGAACGAATTGAAATTGGATTAATTTTCGATAATACTGTGGAACGATAATACTAATCCATTAAATAGATATTTTCACAGTCATCACATAGAAAAGGAAAATCGTCACTTTTTGAACCCAAATCATAGCGACCACAACTCTCACAGTCTGTTACTTCATTGACTTCTCCACAATTCAGACATTTACCAAAATCTGTGATCTTTTCATCAACACATATCCATTCCTCCCCACACTCTTCACACGGTAAATCTAAAATGGGATCAGAGCCCCCATCTTTAATTATAGAATATCTGGAACTTTCCACTAAAGCCTTATAATCTGTGAATCCAGTGTTAATTATTTCAACCAATCTATTACCTAGCCTAGATAGTTCGTTCTTTGAAACACCATCCATCTGGACAGGCAAATAAGTACCTTGAAACTCATTAAATTCAACCTCCCCATTAGTATAAGACACTTTTCCAATTGATTCTGAACTTGAACTTCCATCTTTTTGATATCTTAAATATAGGAAACTTTCGGAACCCTCATAGGCGTTAATATCTGTATCAGCCTCAAAACTAATTAACTGACCATCTATTTTGTTTTCAATTTCGAATACAACACAATTTGAATCACAATCATTTAGTGCAGTATAATCGCTGAACTTTAAATACCCACTGAATCGGAAGCTTTCTTCAATCGAATCATAAAGTCTACTCAATTCATCATTGAATATAGCTAGAATCTGATTTCTATCTCGAATTGCTACCCCACTCTCACTTTCCTTTAATTCAAGAATTCTTTCTGATAGAATTGACTCTTCTTGTAAAAAGAATAATTCAGACTCAAATTCTTCCTCCTTACGCTCCTCCTCCGATTTAACTTCTGATGACATCTTTTGTATACCATCACATAATCCTTTTTGGACAGCCTCAATTGAAATTAATATTTTCCTATAGGCTGATTTATCTATCATTTTATTGTGAGCGATGTGATTTCTATTTACTTCAAATGTTCGGAAAGCTTCTAGAAAATTTTCTGGCAAAAAATCTGAGAATATCATTTGCCACCAATCACTATATACAACTTGCTGGCTTTGTAAAATTTTTGTCAGACTTTCCAATTGTAAGTTGGGCTTAGATAGTTGCCTTATGTTCTCTTCGGAAAACTCCCACTTCTTTACTTTATTCGATAATATAACATGTAAATCCCCCGTATCTATAGACATCAAACGCTCATCTACATCCTTGAAATTATCAATGATTGCTTTGTAACCACCCAATCTACTTTTGTGTTTTTCTTGAATTTTTAATGGTACAAGTTTCCACCAATGAATCCCAAATTTCCTATTCATTACCATTGTAATAAATTTTCTAGCTAAATTTTCAACCATAAAAATTCTTGGGTATAAATCAGTTGCTAAAAATTCAGACTCAGCATCATACAACCAAAATATTTTTTTATGTTTAGCTTTGATAAAGTTTTTCACTAGAACCTTTAATCGTTCAAGATAGTCATTTTTAAAGTTAAGGCTGTAATTTTCACTTTGAATTGAAACTTCAAGTTCATAACTATTTCCATAGGTATTAAATTTTACACCGATTTTCCAAATACACTCTTCAGAATGGAAATCAATAACATAAAGTGGTACTTCAGTTAGGCTATGAAATTGACTATCTACAGATTCATCATCAATTAATCCTGATTCGACCATAAAAGTTTGAAATTCCATCATGTAACTATCGAAATTATCAACCACTTTTTCCTCTGCAATTGCTACAAATTCAACCAATGTCTGCAATATCTTATGACCTCCAAATTGTACTACCATTCGATTATACCACAAAAAACTGCAACCTAATGGTCACAGTCACTTACAAGTCTACCTCAGTTCCTTCTAAAAATCTGACTGTTATTTGCCCATCCTCCGCAATTGTGACACTATCCAACACCTGACACATCTCATACGAATCGAATTCCCAGGATGGCTTGTTTATCACTTCAGCCAACTTTGTACTATAATGCTTTTCTAGCGGACGATTTTCTTCTAGAATCTTATTCCACTTCCCATGCAACAGATCCACGTTCTCACTCAATAGTTCTACAGCCATTACTACGGCTTTCTCTAGCGTTTCTTCATCAATGTGGTTATTCTGACAGCCAATCTGTCCTTTGACTCTATAGCGATTGTTACATTGCCAAACCTTGCGTTTACCTCGACTGGTTGTCCAGTTCTTTCGACCAAAGGCTGAACCACATTCTGTACAGAACACCTTAGTTGTAAAATGGTTATCGTCATTTTGCATGATATAGGACTTGAGCTGATGCTCCTCTCGGTAGGCTTTCCTCCTTGCAAATTCCAACTGTACTAATTCCCAAGTGTCTTTGTCAATAATAGCTTCATGGCTATTTTCTACATAGTATTGGTTAACTTGACCGTCATTTTGAACTCGTTTCTTAGTCAGAAAATCAACTGTATATGTCTTTTGCAATAAGGCATCACCTTTGTACTTTTCATTTTGAAGCATTTTCTGTATAGCACTTGGATACCAATTTGCCTTTCCAGTCCAACCAGGTATTTCATTGTCATTCAAATACTTAGCCATGGACTCAGGACTATACCCCTCTAAGAATTTCTCATATATGAATTTAACTGTTTCAGCTTGCTGAGGATTAATGATAAGCCTACCGTTCTCATCTTTGTCATAACCCATGAACTTTGTGGTATTCACGCGCACTTCACCACGTTCAAACTTCTTACGAATTCCCCATGTCGCATTCTCTGAAATGGAACGTGACTCATCCTGTGCCAAGGAAGAAAGGATTGTTAGAAGAACCTCACCTTTTGAATCTAGGCTGTCTATATTCTCCTTTTCAAAAGTTACACCAACACCCAGTTCTTTCAGCTCTCGGACATACTTGATACAATCAAGGGTGTTTCTGGCAAACCGACTGATCGACTTGACCAAAATCCTATCTACCTTACCTGCCCTACAATCTTGTATCAAGCGGTTAAAGGCTTCACGTTTTTTGGTATTGGTTGCTGAGATGCCCTCATCCGCATAGATGTCAACTAACTCATAGTCCTCGTGTTTGGAGATATACTCTCGGTAGTAATTAACTTGGTTTTCATAACTTGATAGCTGTTCTTCTTGGTCGGTGGACACTCGGCAATATGCTGCTACATTGATTTTCTTCCTGACTTGATGAAGAACGCTGGTCTGCACTTTCTTGGCCGGAATAACTGTAATACTTTTCCCCATTTCTATCCCTTTCTATTACTGTAACTGGTGAGATTATCTCCCAATTTGAAATATCTACTTCAGGCACTCGCATCCCCTGACAAGCTACTTTTCCCTCTTTTATGTATCTGGAACAGCACCAAACAATTTTTTTCTTATAGGAAACTTGTCTCTTTAATGTCGAACCACAATGCTGACACTTTAACAACCCTGTAAATTTATAGGTTTTGTTTCTACCTTGTTGCCATCTTCTACTATTTAGCTTATCTTGGACTCTTTGCCAATCTTCTTTTGAAATAATGGCTTCATGATTATCTTCTATCAAGTATTGTTCAAGTTCGCCTTGGTTCAATTTTTTGGGACCATTCACACCATCATGGAAATACTTCTGCAGTAAGACTGAACCTTTGTATTTTTCATTGCTTAACATTTGACGGATTGTGGTGTCATGCCATTTAGCACCTGTAACAGTCTCAACTCCCTTTTCATTTAACTGTTTGGCAATACGATGTGTACCATTTCCTGCAAGGTAAAGTGCAAATATTTCCCTTACTATTAAGGCTTCTTCTGGATTGATAATCAACTCACCGTTTTCGTCGACATCGTATCCTAAGAATCGCTTGGTGTTAATGACTAACTCTCCTCGTTGGAATTTCTTCTGAAAAGCCCAACGTTGATTGCCACTCATACTCCTTAACTCGTCCTCTGCAATACTAGCTAATACTGAAAGCATCACTTCCCCTTCACTTGAAAGGGTATGAATGTTTTGTTCCTCAAAGAATATGTCTACTCCAATTGCCTTCAGTTCACGACTAATTTCAAGAACTGTAACCGTGTTTCTAGCAAAGCGGGCAATAGACTTGGTATGGATAACATCAATCATACCTTTACGACAATCTTCAATCATGGCTTGAAAATTTGGACGATTATCCATAGAACCAGATATACCTCTATCATGATAAACACCTACAAAATCAATATCGTCTCTATTGGAATACAGGTTTTCAAAATACTGTTTCTGATTTTCTAACGATTCTAACTGACTTCCATTGGTCGTCGAAACTCGAATGTAGGCACAGATCCTCTGCTTATGTTTTTGTTTATTGACTCTAATCTTTTTTACGGACATTTACTCTCCTTCCTATGTAATGGCACACTATATATCACTCTAAAGGGAAAATTAGTCAAGTTATCAGACCAACTAATTCGACCTGATAAATTTATGCCACAGTTCATGGAATACAAATATTCCTCCTACCTTACTAGGTAGGTTTGGGAGTAATTTTTCCGCACTTATTGGAAAAAAAGGCAAAAAAATAAAGCCTGATGTTTCCACCAGGCCAAATTTAATAAAAAACTCAAATAGAAACCGCCCTATACAGGTTAATTTCCCACTCCATTTCAAGGTAGTTTTCCCTATTACCAACTAATCAATCCAAAAGAAATTTGATATGCGGGAAGGAGAGAAATAATCAATATTAATTTTATCTAATATTTTACCGTTAATAAGAAGTCAAAATTTCATCTTGACTAAAGAAAACATCAATTTTTTGATTATCTGGTGACTTGTTGCTTTCTAAGACATACTTCTGACCATTTCTTTCAACAAATAAAATAAGTTCTGTTCCTGCTTCATTCACATAGCAATCATTGAGGATATACAGTTCTCCTTCTCCGATCACATAACCATAAAACTGGAATGATATTGGATTACCGTTCAAAAATACGAACTTAAGTAATTCATCGGGTACTGAGTAACCGTAATATTTTTGCTGTGTAGCTGGAGTCCCTTGAAGATAACGTATATTTTTTTTCTTGGCATAAGTTTCTATTAAATCAGAAGTTTCCGAAGTAGAAAAATCCCTTACTTGTCCTTCTTCCCCCAACAAGTCATGCAACACCATTTCGATTAACTCTTTGTCTGAGGAAAATTCTTGTTTGAGTTCCTCTGCTTTCATTACCATTGCAGAAAATGTTGTTTGAACGCTTTGTTGCTGTTCTTGAGGTAAAGATTCAATATAATGACGTTGTTCATCTCGAGATTGAATAAGAATACTACGATAATAACTTTCCGATTTCGAATAGGTTATATCAGATTCCTCCGAATTTGTTTGAGATTGCTCAATTTTCCTAATAGTTGATGAAGTAGAACTACCATTATTTGATGTAATATTTGTTTTTTCAAAATTACATGCAGACAAGAATACCAGTAAACCTGCTGTTAAAATGAAAAATCTTTTCATGAGCAAATCCTTTCTATATATTAATTTATCCTTATTATACAAGTAATTGCTCTATTTTTCAATCAGAAATAGTAGGACAGAAAACTATTTTTTATAGCAATCAAAGAATTGATTGAAGAAATTAGCCTAAACTAGACTTTTCTTCAATCAATATTAATTCAAATCTTTAGTCAATATTCTAAATAAAATGTTGGATATGTAAAATTACACAATCGTTCCAAATTTTGTTCCATTTTGTACACGCCACGCAACATAGCGACGTTCGCCAGAATATGAAACATAGCTTAGCCAAATATGACCATCATTGACTACATAGGAGTCATAACTAAAGGATTCTCCTGAGTTGTATTGTCCTACTACTCCACCACTACGACTAGGATGATTACGAATCGTTACTGTCTGATTTGGATAGAATCTGCCTGTTTCTGAAACCCGAGTAAATTGAGTCGAGTTTTGTGAACCAGACGTTGAATTTGGTTCATCAATCGTTCCAAATTTCGTTCCATTTTGTACACGCCACGCAACATAGCGACGTTCGCCAGAATATGAAACATAGCTTAACCAAATATGACCATCATTAACTACATAGGAGTCATAACTAAAGGATTCTCCTGAGTTGTATTGTCCAACTACTCCACCACTACGACTAGGATGATTACGAATCGTTACTGTCTGATTTGGATAGAATCTACCTGTTTCTGGAATCCGAGTAAAAGGTATGTTTGGAGTAGTTGATGAGTCAGTATAATCTCCTAATGCAGGATCCACACTACTATCAATCAGTTCAAGTTTCCCATTATTTTGTCGCTTAATCGCTTCATATGTAGGTAATAATAATGATTTATAATGTTCAAAGCCACTCTCAGCATAATCGCTCTTAGCTCCTCCTATCCTGAATAATCCTTTGCAAAAATCATCTATGTTGTTAACATTTGAGACTTTATACAAACCATTCTCATTTGACAATATATATGTATAAGCCTTGAAGTAATCTTCCATTGAGTTAAAATGGACATAATATCCGCCTTCCGAGGTTGGTCTTGCTGTTCCTCTTCGCATAGAAATTCCTAAGTGTGTTGGTGCATGAAACGGTTCAGAAATTCCACTCCAGTTATTATCGACTTGCCCCACTGACGATACATTAGGGTTGCCCCAGTGACTTTCAATAAACATCTGAGCTAATAAAAAACTAGGTTTTAATGAATATTTTTGAGAATACTTAATAAGTAGACGGATATTTTCTTGAGAAATCATATTCCCAGCATTCACCAATGAACCTCCAGAATAATCTGCAGAACTTGAAATATATCTCGGAAAAGCATATCCTCTAATTCTTCCATCTCCAATAACATAACTTCTTCGAGCGACAGCATTACTAGAATTTCCCTCTATTGTGTGTACGTAATTTCCTTCAACCTTTTCAACAATGCCAATATGGTCTGCAAAGCCATCATTAGGTTGAGTAGTTTTACTCCAATGAAAAGTTATGATTGCACCTGGTTTTGGCACAATATTACCATCTTCATTCCAAATACCTAATTGTTTAAAAATTGAAATATGTCTATCAACTCCACATTCTCTACCGATAATGTCTACCGCATTGGTTTTTATTGCTAGAAAAGAAATAAACGCATCACACCAATCATCTTGATACTTAACGGCATACCCTTGAGGAAGTGGATATACTGAATTGTACGTATCAATAAACATTTTATGTGTAGTTGTTCCTCCAGATACACCTATATATTTTTTAGCCTCTACTAAAATATTATTAGCTGTTGTTGCCATAATGTTCTACCCTTTATCTTTCTCTATTTATTTTATTTGTATATTTACTTATGTTAGAAACCATTTAATGAGTTGGACTTCTCATATTAATCATCTCGATCACCTCCTTACTTACTAAGTACAGTTTGAGAGGATTTTGTTCAAAAAAATCTGAATTATTTATCCTCCTACCTTACTAGGTAGACTTAAGAGAAGATTTTCCGCATTTATTGGAAAAAAAGTAAAAAATAAAGCTTGATGTTCCAACCAGACTTATAACTTAATAATGAAATTCTAAACCAACCTACAACTTTACCAGTCTTAACTGTTTCAGTTGAATAAATAGAGGAACTCATTCGCCATCCATTACCGGCTCACACGACAAGTGATACTACCTAGTAGATAAGCTCTCTTACTGTTGGACTGGTGAACATTTTTTACTTGGAGGATTTTGTAGGTGCGCCCCTTGACCCAGTTGGCGATTTTCTGACCAATCTGATAATGACTCGCATGAGGCAACACCCTAAGACTATCACCAACAAGATAGATTGGTTTTGAAGGAGTTCCTGAACTCCCAGCGGTTGAACTGGGGGTCGAGGGAACTATGGTCTTGACTTCAACTCCTGTTATTGCTGATACAAGACCTTTCGCAATGTCCTCTTTCTTGTTCTCAAAAATCGCCATATCTTGTTCATTATCAATGAAGGCAATTTCGACCAAACGATAGGTGTATCCACGACTTGCTGCTTGGTTGACATTATAGAGCCAATCCACCTTCTTAATGCCACGATTTTGGAAATAACGCGAAAGAAGAGATAGGATTGCCATATCTTCCTTATCCGCTTCTAAGGAAGATTGAATCAAGACTTCTGTCCCTTTGGCACTTCCATTAAAGGCATTGAAGTGCAATTCAGTAATCGAGTCGTATCCCTTACCAATACTAGTAATACTCCGATAATCATAAACATTTTGTTCGGTAATAAAATCAATTCGCTGTCCACTGTACTTAGACATTAACTTGGCTAATTCTCGAAACTTTCCTGCTTCTGTGATGCCTAGTTTGACATTCACTGCTCCAGAATCATAGCCAGTTCGCCCTTGTCCATGACCACAAAAGACTAGATATTTTCCCAAATCTTCTCACCTCTCATTGATTTGTTTTAAGATTGCTTGTAGTTTCTCAGGTATTGGTAAACCAATTCGAACGGTATTTTCTAGAATACTTAACCCCTCATTACTGAGATAAAAGAAAATGACCATGGTTCGAATGGTTCCACCCTGCTTGATAATTGCAGTATCAATCAGATGACCTAGCGAAACTAAAAATAAAATGGCTATCTTTTTAAAGATGCCACGAAAACCGATACTACTCGACAATTGTTTCTCTACAACTGCCGCAAAAATCCCTGTTAGATAGTCAATAATAATGAAGACAAGTAGGGCATATAGGATCCCATCCAACTCTCCAAATAGACTACCAATCAAGCCTCCAATCATGGAAAATAAAATCTTATTAAGAGTTAACAGTTCCTTCATCGGTCACCTCACTTTCTACTGAACCTTCCTGCACAATGGTAGGGTCTGACCAATCCGGTTGACCGTTCTCATCAAACCGCATCAGATAAAAACATTCATGGAATAAATCAGAAAGGTTCAGAGTTAATGTCGTACTACCCCACTGATTAAAAGCCCAAACTGTTTCTGTTGTAACCAACTGCCGCTTTCCATTTTTTATGGCAGGGCGCCTTACCTCTTCAAGATACATGTAAAAATCCTGCTCTGCTGTCTTACAACGAATGAACTCTCCATTCTTACGCATGTAAGCGAGAGCTGTCTCCAAATCAAATGGTTCTGTTACTTTGTCAATATTGAGGAGTGCCATGATAACTATACTCCTTTCCCTTCTTCAGGTTTTGTCTGAACTTCTAATAGCTCAGTCAATTCCTGTTTTTCTTTACGCAATAGGCTAAGTTCCTCATCCCTTTCCACCAATTGGATGGCAATGAGGTTCTTAGCGGTAATTTCATCAGATAGCTTGGTCACAAGCTCCTGGATAGTTAGTTTAAGTGATTGATTGATTTGTTCTAGATTCATCTGTGAACTCCTTTATTTAATCGTGTCCCATGTCAAGATGACGTCACCTCGACCTGTGATGTTTACTAAGTGTTTAAAATTGTGATTGAATTGATGAAGTACGTCTTTCAAGCTGACATAGGTTGTCCCATTTCGATAGATGCGGATATCACCGATATTCAAGATGGAACTTGGTCGGTCGGATGCTTTAAAGGCATCAATACTCAGTCGGTTAGGCAACGTTACAATCTCCCACCCATCTGGATTGGTAAATGGAGCACTTGCTAAGCGAACTTTATCACCTACCACATCAATTTGGTCAGTATCAGTACCGTTCCATGCTCTAATCCCTACAAACCCACCGTCATTGGCATTCCAGTTATTCCATCGATTTGAACCGATAATGGTTACCCCACATGGCTTCCCGTTTGATGTTCCTGTCTCAAAGGAAACCCATTGGTGAGGATACCCACTAACCTCACGAGAAATGGATGGAGAGTTGGTATAGAACTTAATGTTTCCAAGTGAGAGATTGATTTTCATAGCTCCATTGATTGCTGACAAGATTCCACCAGAAATTTTGTTGGCAGATAGGGTTACTGACTGCACTTGAGTTATAAAGGCTGATTTCGCAAACAACTGCTTGAGGTAAGCTTCTGTTGCCATAAACTTGGTAAAGAAAGCCTGGTCAACCTTTAACTTATCCGCAGTAATAGCTTCTGCTCCAATTCGAGCTGCAGAGATAATACCTGTAGTAATCTTTCCTGCATCAAGACTGGCAATCTTTCCGCTCGCAATCACACCATCTTGGATATAGGTTGTACCTGTTATTTGAACGAGTTTTCCATCAATCTTGACTGTGCCATCCTTATTGAGATTGAGCTGACTGAGGACTGTCCCTGCACTTGTCAAATTTCGAACCGACCACGACCCTGCAAGTGTTGAAACCTGAGTTTGAATGGCATTGACGGCAGCCGTTGTAGCTCGACTTGTTTCTAGATTGCCCACTCGTGTCACAATCCCATTAGCCGTTTGAACAACCTGACTGATTTGATTGGTGTGATCTCCAATTGTTCGAGTGTGACTGCTGACAGTATCCCGCACTTCATGAAAGGCGGTTACTGTCGTAAAGTCGTCTAATGACGGTGTCCAATAGTCTGGAAAGATATCACCAGTTGAAACCATTAAGGCTCTCACATGGAACTTACCAGTCTTAACTCCATCGATTCTGACTTGAAGTTCAAAACCTTTAGAGTGTTGGTACATCTCTTGAGTGACGGTGGCGGTCAGTTTTATCAAGCGATAGTTGTTACCCGTTGTCAGATTGCTGCTCCATTTATTGTAGAAAGGGTGATACAAATTCCAGTTGGTCCATGTCCAAGCATTTTTATTATCCAAAATTGGACCTTGGAGTTTCATAGAACGAGTCGTCACCACCGGGTCAAAGGTAATCTCATCCGCTGAGATATGAACATATAAATGCACTTTTGACCCAACATATATTCCACTTCCATCTCCAAATTGAACTCTCCCTAAAGAGGCTACCCAGTTGCTATTGGTATTTATCGTCTGATAAGCACCCCATCTATCCGAAGTACCAGCTATCAAATTACGATGTGAAACTGAGGTAGGAATTCTGCTTTCAGTTTGACTGATTCGCTGGATAAAACTATCAGAGGTGGTTTTGACCAAGTTCTGAACACTGGTTGTCGTCGCATAAGGTTGTAGTGAACTGCTCGTAAGATAGCCACGACCAGTAATATTGGAATCAACCTGAGACTTAGTTTGGTAGCCTTTTGAATTTATAGCAGATTCAACTTGCGTACTTGTTAGTCGTTGTTCAATTTGCCCAGCTTGTGTTCGGATAGTGGTTTCTGCACTTGCTACTCGACTAGTCAAGCTATTAAAATCAGTCTTTGCGACTTTCTGTGAGATGGCGTCATTGGCAATCCGCAGGTCTGCCTTGGTTTGAGTAATCTGACTTGCATTTGTGTTAGCCTTAGCCAAGGCATTGTCAGCGGTTGTTTTGACCCCTTCAAGAACGGTCTTATCAGCCTTAAGCAAAATAGATTGTTGCGTCTGTTGAATGGATGTAGTATGTCCCTCAACATTCCGTTTCAAGCTATTGAAATCCGTTTGACTAACCTTTGATGATACATCCGAAACTAATTGTCGAATCTGTGTCTCACTACTAGAAATCTTTCCATTTGTCTCGGTTAATCTTGTAGAAACCTGCTCCACACCAGAAGCCGTTTGAGTGATGAGTGTCCGTTGGGTGGTCAATTCACCAGCAATATCTGCTGGGTTTTCTGAATACCCTGTATCCAGTGAACTTTTTGCTACTTTCAATCCTGCCACATAGAATTTATTGCCATTTGGGATGGTGCTTGCATTGTACTCCGTTCGAAATTGAAGTGAGCCATCAGATATGACATGAACTGTTTTCCAGTAGCGTTTCCAGTCACTTGTGACGGATATAATATCGTCCGATTCCCGCACTCTTGCGACTGGAGCACGATAGACACTCGAACCAGTCCAAATCGCTGAAACTTTGATGGAAGAAAGTGGCTGATTCGCTTTGGCATAAAAGCTAAAAGTAATGACATCTCCTGCTTTCACAACAATATTCTGATGACTTCCGTTATAACCCGCTTGGGTCGAACGAACAACCAGTCCCCTAAAATTCTCCGTTTCATTTGACCAATTGTTTCCTAAATGCCAGGCATTTCCTTTATTCGACCAATCACGAGTACCAGTCATCAAATTGAGTCCATCTAGGCTAGTTGGAATTTTCGCATCCACTTGACTGATTTCAGTTGTTATGCGATTCCCCAATTGCGTAATCGCTGACTCGGCAGTTTCGATTCTCAGTTTCACTTGGTTAAAATCACTGGTTTTTACACGCTGGGAAATTTGGTCTGCTTGCACTTGAATCATGGATTCTGCACCCGTTACTCGACCAGTCAGACTATCCACCAGTTGCTTACTCGCAAGAAGTTTTATATCCTCCTTGGTTTGTGAGAGATTGGTACTTACAGTTGCCAACTGACCAACTAAGAGTGATTTTGCTACATCAACCAATCGACTAGCTTCAGAGATAGCTTGTGATTTAGCTGTCGCAATCTTTGACTCTGTTTGACTACGCTCCGTTGAAGTCAATCGGTTAGCTTCTTGAATGGCATCAAGCTTGGCTTGTTCTGCCCTTCTGAGGGCTTCAGTTGCCCCAGTTTGAGCCTGTTCTGCCTTTTGTTTGGCTTCTGTGACTAAGTTGGTATTTACCCCAGCCTTTGCCAATAAATCACGAGTTGTGCGTTGCTGCTCCTCTTCATGTTGCCGCATCTGTTGGTGAATAGAACTAAGTTCATTATCAATGCTGGCCTTTAATCGATCCGCATAAACCTCCCCATGACTTTGAGCCTGTTCAATAGCGTTATCAATGGCTACTTGACGTTTCTCAAATTCTGCATCAAAGGCTTTATTGGCATTCTCAAGGGCAATTTCAACGGCAACATCCTCACTCCGCTTATTCCCATCAAGGAGATTATTTGCTAGTGTAGTTAAGCTACCACTAGTCTTACCTGTTCCAAAACTTGCCTTATCATCAAAAGTGATAGAGCGGTAATTCTTAGCTAGAGGATCATAATCATAAGCAATGGCTTTCTTCCTCACATCAATGCCGTGTAGCTTGCTTTTTAAAGTCACTGTATCGCCTAGATGAACAGTTTGACCATCTAACTCAAATGCCTCAATGATGATGGCATCTTTGGGCTTATCCATTCCCTCTATGCGAAACTTGCTACTAGCCCACTCTATTAACTCTTGACGCGTTTTGAGATTATTATTGGTATAGGTTACTTCATTGATGAAAGGATAGGAGTTTATCAACGGACTGTCTACAGTGATTTGAAGGACAGTCTCCCTATCCTGCCCCTCTTGTTTGAAGCTTGAGGTGGCATGGATTCGAGTGATAATCTGTGAACTTTCTTTGGTTCGCTGATACTTTTTCAAATTGTAGTGAGTAGAAATAACAACTCCACGGTCTTGTCCCCGCTCACCCTTTATAGTTAGGGCAAGGTTATCACGAACCAGTTCTCCCTCCCAAGTTCCAAGGATAGAGTGTTTACCATCCAGTAGTGCGGAGTACAGCGTCTGTTCCTTGTCTGTTGTATAGGTTCTGTTCTTGACAATGTCACTGGTAAAAGAAAAATCTCCCAATGGAGACTTGCTTGCCATGACCATGCTTGATAGAGCTGTTACACAGGGTACCTGTTCACACCTAAATGGCGATACCAACCTAGTCATGATATCATCTGATATGTGATAGGCCACAACTTCAAGACTGGTGTCTCCTTCGATGACTTTTTTTATCCGAAACAACTGGTGTCCCAATACTGGAACTGGGCTACGAACAAGGTAGTCCTCTTTTATCTCTCGAAATAGTCCGCTATCTGTGATCGGATAGGTAAAGTTCAGGACAAAATCCCCATTCAAGGTTTCCTTGACACTTGCTTTTATGGTCTCTGGAAGTGGTTTCCCATGCCATTTTGCCGTTAGAACCGTTTTGTCTAATAATGATAGCACTAAGCCCACCCCCAATTCGTTTCTATTGTTAATGATGTGATGCCAGCACCTAAGACAACTCCAACTGAGTCATTTCTGCCTGCATCAATGGAGATAAAATCGCCAGCCCATTTAATGAACTGACCTCTTTGTGTCTTAAAACTTGGCTGACTAGGATTATTATCCATAATGAGTGTTTCTTGCAATCGCTCCAAGCGGATGACATCATCCCCAATCGTAAAGCTAGTTTCACTAGTCGAGTTGCCACTTATGGTAATCTTTGGAAAAGCGATGGCTGAACCTTGACATCGCAAAACACCACTGGTTCTAAACACCTGCGAGGTTGTCGTTTTGAACCACTTGGTTGGGTGACAAGAAAATGTAACCTTAAACTCATACACCCCCAGCTTATCCTTTTGAACTGGAGTATGGTGAACCTTGTAACACCAAAAGTGTATGGTCTTGAAACTAGCGTTCTCAAGCCAAAATCCTTCTTTCAAAAATAGCTTCAAAAAGGAAAATAACTGTTCTTCACTAGGTTTAACAAGATAGAGGATGTAACTCAGTTCCATGACACTTCTGCGAGGATTGGTTTGAAGAACCGCACCTGACAGACCTTGGTGTTCTATCAATTGCGTCTTACTTTCACTAACTGTGATAGAAGGGCTATCTTCCACGATTACCTTAAAAGGAAAACTAGCCGTGGACACTCCACCAATGGTTAATGCATTATGTCTAATCATGGTTTCACTCCTCTCAATCCTTGCTGACGTTCTAATTCATACACTAGTTTCTCTCCAACCATCTCCGCTATTCGGTGAAGGTCAGTCTCTTCTCTTACCGTATTTCCAGTAATGGTGATGTGAATGGTTGGTAGATTGCTTGTCATGGTCTTTACGATTCCTCGACCAATTGCACCCAATGTTTGTTCATTCAAAGGCAAGACTGCTTCTTTCCCAGCCTCACCACCTACCATTAGGCTATTGCCGTTTACCCCAAATGCAGTGGGCTTGGTTAATATTCCTCCTTTGGCATACCAATCAATGGAGATTCTTGGGATTCCACCCTTTAACCAATCGAGTGGATTGGCTGAGCCTGATACTCGAAAATGAGGAAGGGGAATATGTGGCCATCTGATTTGGAAGTTAAAGAGATTTTTAATGGCATTGATGGCATTACTCACGGCATCTCTTGCACCATTGATAGCACTTGAAATGGTATTTTTTATACCGTTCCAAACTGATGAAACAGTATTAGATATACCATTCAAGATGTTGGATACAGTACTACTGATACCGTTCCAGATAGTTGAAACAGTTGAACCAATCGTAGACAGGACACTGGAAATTGTCGACTGAATAGCTGACCATATAGTTGAAATGACTGAACTAATGGCAGAAAGTACATTTGAGATGGTATTCTTGATACCCGTCCAAGCAGTTGAAATAAATTGGGCAATGAAGTTTAATGCAATGGATATAAGAGATGTAATTCCCTCCCATACCGTTGAAAGTACCTGCTTAATCGTTTCCCAAGCACCCGCCCAATCACCAGTTATGACTTGCATCACAGCTTTAATGATTCCAAGAACCACATTGATAGCTATTTCAACCACAATCTTTATCATGTCCCATGCGGTTGTAATGATAAGTTTGATATTCTCCCAACTAGCTTGAATCAATGGTCCAAGAATTGTCATTACAGTAGTGATGACAGATGAAATGGCATTCCATACTGTGTTTGCAGCATCAAGAATCAGTTGTTGATTTTCACTCCACCACGTAGTAAGCGTACCCCAAATGGACATAATAAAACTTGAAACTTCTTGAATGACGGTCGATATAAAGCTGGAGATAGCCGTCCATATTTCCAGAACAGCCGTTCGAAATTCTTCGTTATGTTGCCAGAGTTGTTGAATCCCAACAACCAAGAGGGCGATAACCGCAATTACTCCTAATACCATACCAACTATGGGAGCTGCTGCTGTTAGTAAACCGACAATAGTTGTTCCCATAGCCATAGCGGCAGCTTGGAGGGCAAGAAAAACTGGGAGTAACAATCCAAAGCCAGCAACTAGAAGTCCGACAATTACCAAGAACTGTTTAATTGGTTCTGAAAGACCGGAAAACCATGTCGCAACCTGCTGCAATAACTCCGCCAAGATTTGAAGTACTGGGGCAAGTGTTGAGGCAATGGCATCGCCAATCTCTCCCATTGCCAACTTGGCACTATTTTGTGCTGTTGTGAACTGGTCAATTGGATCAAGCGTACCTTCGTAGGTTTGAGTGACGATACCTACAGCTTTTTCTGCTGTTCCTGCTAGGTCTTCAAACGTTAAGGCCCCTCGTTTAATGGCATCAACCATTCGTGGAGCCGCTTTACTGCCAAATACTTCTGATGCTAACGACAAGGCTTCTGTTTCACTGGTGGATTGTTTGATTTGTTCAACCGTCCCAGCCAAGCCATCTTTCAGGGTCAATCCATCTTTGGCATAAGCTACTGCTGCTTTGGATAATGATGAGAGAGCCGCAGATGAATCCACACCTGCTTTCTCAAACCGCCCCATAAGCGTCACACCATCATCAAATGACAAACCGAGTGATTTTATCTGAGGTGCTCCTGCAACTGCCTTATCCATCAACTCCTGAACACCGACTCCAGTTTCTTGACTAGTGTAAGTGACTGTATCGAGAACCCTTGCCAAATCACTAGCCTGCAAGCCATATGCTTCAATGGCTTGTTTTGCAGAAATTGCAGAGCTTGAAACATCACTACCATTGATTTCCGAGAACTGAATCAATTGAGTGGATGCTGATTTTAGGGCATCGCCTGTCAAATCAAATTGCGTATTCAATAAACCAACCGCAGTCCCAGCGGTATTGAAATCGGTCGGTATCTCTGTCGCAAGCTGCTTAGCCATATCAGTCATCTCGTCAAGGGCAGCTCCAGTTGCTCCTGTCTTTGTGACAATCACGTCCATCCCTTCATCTATTTCAAGAAAGGCATCCAAGGATTGTTTCCCAAAATCAGCTAGTTTCTGAGATAATTCACTAATTTGGTCACCAAACTCCATTAGAAGGTCAGCTTTAAGGAGCTGATTGGCTTCAGAGAGACTAGACTTTGCAACATCTGAACTAGATGCCATCTCATTCATCTCACTTTGAAGATGGTTGTAGGCTACCTTGGTTTCATTTAGCGTTTTCTCAAGCTTATTGGCTTCGATTGACTGATCACCAAATTCACTCTTTGTTAGTTCCAGTTGTTTCTCTAAATTTTGAATCTGTCGCTCCAGTATCTCTGAATGCCCAGTCACCTTTTGATGGACAAGTGCTAGCTTATCGGACTCACTTGCGTTTGAGCTAAGAGCTGATTCTTGAAGCTTAATAGAACTTGTTAACTTCTCACTCTCAGATACTAATTGAGCCTGTTCTTCCTGAAGTGCTTGTAGTTTAGCCTTATTACTATCAACCTGACTGCCGTTTTCAGAAATGGTACGTGTGACACTTGCTAGTTTCCCCTCATAGCTAGTCAGAACATTTTTTGTGGTTTCAAGCTCCCGTTGAAAAGCTCTGTACTGGTCTGCCCCAATATCCCCAGCCTTAAACTGGGCCTCAACATGAGCTTGTGCTTGCCTTAATGTCGCTAGCTTTTCTTTAGTTGTTTCAACCTGTTTAGCTAATACTTCCTGCTTTTGAGTAAGGAGGGTGACATTGCCAGTATCAAACTTGAGAGCCTTATCAATCTGTCTTAGTTCTTTGGTAGCTTCAGAAGCTTGCTTATTTACACCCTTTAGGGCATCTTGTAAGGGTTGGGTATCGCCACCAATTTCAATCGTAATTCCCTTTATGTTTCCAGCCATAGTCCCTCCTTTCTACCATCAGAAATTATCAAAATCAGCTTGAGTTGCTGGGCGTGTTTGAGAAGTTTCCCGAGTACGCATCTCCACATAATTCGTTTGGTAGTCAAGTGCCATCCCAATAGAGATATGTTTTAAATCGTCAATGGTCAAACCAGTCTCCTTACAACAGGAGAAATAGCTCTCTACTGTGAAGATTTCCTCACTCGCTGTTTCTGTTTCATCTGCTTTTTTCTGGTTGACATCCCTTGATTCAACATATTCATCAAGACAGGGGCAATATCCTGCACAGGAAGTTCTTCCATCTCCATATAAAAATCTACGAATGGTTTCACTCGTGGATTGGCTGACTTTGCAAAGACCCAAAAAATCCGATGGAAAAATGTCATATCGAAATCAGACAAAATAGAAACATCAATATGATGTGCCTGCAAATCTTCTCCTTCTTCCAACTGGTCAAGTTTTGCCAATATAGCTTGACTATTGACCATCGAGAATAAATCTTGGAAATAGTCCTTGCCAAACTGCTCTTTATAAGCGATTGGGGTGTAGGCATTGGTTGCTAACTCGTAGGTCGTGCCTGCTATGGTAATACTTTCTCTCATGGCCTTCTCCCTTACTTACGAGGTTCAAAAACTGCCTTGAACCAATTTTGACGAATCTCATCGCTCGTTTCCTCCGTTGTTCGTCTACGTACAACCTTATCAAGAGGGCGAGGACTGGCAGTAAAGGTCAACTCTACCTCATTGATATCCGAACCTGACTTGGTTTTTGAACCAACAGTCGGACGAGATGCGTAACAATAATACAAAACGTGTAATGTTTCTTTTTTATCCCCTTCAAAACGGAACATCAACGCAAAATTTTTCTTTTCGCTATTTGCGATTTCTGAGATGGTATTTGTCGTCGCATCCAACTGTTCTCCGAGGACTCGAGTCAAAAATTCCTGCGTTAGAAGAGCAACTTTTAGTGTTCCTTCATAACCATCGTTTGACTCCGTTGTATAAAAATTGATATTGTCTGCCTTATAAGAACCCTTGTCTCCTGTTGGTTCTAGGGTTAATTCTGCAGCACCACGAAGGCGTTCTACATTGCCGTATGTCAACGTACCATCAGAACCTTCGCTTGTAACTTCTGCCCAATGGACATCTTGTAGTCCAAAGGTAACCTTATTCTTTTCAGCCATACTATCCTCCATGTAATGTGATGTAATAGGTTATTTGATAGAGTTTCTCTAATGAGATATAGGTCTCTACTTTTTCAAAATAAATAAGGCGGCAGTCAAATATTGACTCCACCTTTTGTTCAGTTGCTAAATCTTTCTTAGTGGTATAGAGTTCCACTTGCAGGTTATTCTGCTTATGATAGGTCCAATTGTCTGCACCATGATTATCTGAATCAGTCACCAAATATACTAGATACGGTGGTCTTGGATGACTCCCTTCTTCAAAATGATGGTAGGCGACTGGGAGCTGTAATTCTTTGAGAATGGAGTACATTTCACTCAGTAACATGTCTCATCACACTCGCTTTCTCAGCTTTTCCTCTAAGGATTGTATCGCTTGTTTCTCAACGGGAGCGATATGCTTGATTCCCTCAACTCGCCCACCAGAGCTTTTGGCATGACCATTTTCTAATAGATGCGTCAGGCCTGGTGTTCGATTATGAATGGTTTTGGTTAAACCTGTACTGGTATCAATCGTTGCTTTACTCTTCCACCCTTTGGCATAGGAACCACTCTTTCTCGGTGACGTTGCTTTCAAGGTTTCGATTGATTCCTCAGTGACTTCCTCTACAACTTCACGCATCACCTCTGTAGTGTCCTGCACATACTCAGCTAGCTCATTTGCTATGGCAGTTTCTAGTGCATTCAGTCCAATTTTAGTCATAACTCTTCTCCTTAATAGCAATGATGTAAATCAGTTGCCTTGGTACTGTATCTCCATCAATCGACTTAATCTCATAGGTTTGACCTCGAAATTGAATGTGAGTCGTTAAGGAATGAAGTCCAAGAATCGCCTTTTCATACCTGAGGGTGAACTGGACTTTCTCTTGTTCCAGTTTTGTCACCCTCCCATCCCTTTCGGTCAAGGTGAGAGGACGATAAGAGCACCACCGTTCAAATAAAGGGAGCCATGTCGAAGTTTCATTGCCAATCTCATCTTGAACAATCTGTCGAACATGAAATGACAATCGTTCCCTCAAAGGTGCAATCTTCATCAGAACACATCCTTTCGTTCAGCCAACAACAAGTGATAAAGCGTCTCCTTCAACTCTCTATGATTTGCATCTTCTCTATGTTCATAAAGATAGGCAACCCCGTATAGGACTGCCGTCTTTAGAACTTCTGAATAAATTGATTGTCGCAAAATATCTTCACAGAGTTGTTGACTGGTTTCAAGCAATTGCTCAATCAGTCCATCCTCATCATCGTGTTCCACTTTGAGATACTGTTTTGCTTCTACTAAACTGACCATCATTACTTAGCCTTCACAGTTAAAGTCTTAACGGCTTCAGGTAGGACTAACTTACCATCCACACGTTGTGAAGCAAGAAATCCAATCTGTCCATTATTGGCATAGAGTTCATTCAGACGTTTGAAGGTACGACCCTGACGATCCGCAATCCAATAATAAGAAAAATCGCCAAATGCAATGGCTTTGTTTCCTGCTTCAGGAAGTGGGGCAAAGGTTGATGTGTAGTATGGACGATTTAAAATCAAATCTGGTTGTCCAGCTTGTGTGGATGGCTGCCAGATATAGTTGCCATTATTATCCTTGAGTTTACGGATAGCTTTGACAGTCGTATCATGTAAAATCCAAACTGCGTTCTTACGATAGGGTGCTGATAGAGAATGATACAATTCAATCATGTCGTCAAAGGTAATATCCTTTGTAGCAGTCGTTGGACCTGTAACTTCTGCCTGAGTAAAGATACCTGTCGGTTTCTTAGAACCATCACCAATCAAGAACGCCTTTTCTTCTTCCGTTCCAATACGACGAGCAAATTCAGCCGTCATATAGGACTCAAGGTCAAAGACTGAATCGTTAAGCAGCTCTTCTGAAATACGAATAGCAGTCCCAATCTTATGAGAGTCGAGTGTCACTTGACCAAAGTTTTCTTCTGTTTCAGGATAGAGACCATTCTCATCCATCCATGATGCTGAACCATGTCCTGTCACAACAGGAATCTTACGCTCACCACTAGAGGTTTTAATGACAGTCGCAAGGCTACGGAAGAAATTCTCTTCTTGTAATCCTTGAACCAGTTTCTTCTCATACTCATCAGGAACAAGATGACCACCTTCGGTATCTTCTCCTACTCGAAGGACATCTTTGACATCAAAGAAGTGACGCTTACGGACACTTGTCCAAAATGTCTTGGCATAGGTATCTGAAGCGACACCTTTCTTTTCCTCTTCAGTAGTCTTGTCATTCAAAACTGTTGTGGGCTGACCAATTAGAGCCTGTGATGCTGGTTGAGAAAGTTCAAGGTCAATCTTTTCTTGTCGCTCCAATCGAGCGATTTCTTGATTGTAGAGGTTGATTTTTGCTTCCATATCATCATAGCGTTTGGAATCTTCCTCTGATACCAGTCCGTCTTCTGAGCGAACAGAGTCAAGGAAGGTTTTTGCTTGTTGCCAAGCTTGGTTACGTTTTTCTTTCAATTCAAGTAATTTAGACATCAGTTCATATTCCTTTCGTTATTTGAGCAAATTCAATCGTTTTTCCAACTGATTGATAGGGATTGTTTTCTTTGGTTGTTGGACTTCAAGTTTCGCCTGCATTTTTACAAGTAAATCTTGTTGGGCAGCATTTCGACTGAAAGAATAACTCTCAGTACCCATTCCCTGCTCCTCTTGTTTGTCAAAGAGAATCTTGTCCGCAAAGCCTAGTTCAACAGCCTTTTTGGCATTGAACCAAGACTCTGAGTCCATGAGGTGTGATAGCTTGGTTCTTGAAAGTCCTGTTCTTAATTCATAGGCATTGATGATGGATTCCTTAATTTCTCCCAACATTTCAATGACTTTCTGCATGTCCTTGGCTTCACCTTGTGCGACTGTCCAAGGATTGTGAATCATCATCATGGCAACAGGACTCATGGAGACTGTTGTACCTGCCATGGCAATGACACTAGCAGCACTTGCGACTAATCCATCAATCACTACATGGACATCACCTTTGTAATCCATCAGCATGTTATAGATTTGAGCAGCCGCAAAAACATCACCCCCTGGACTATTAATCCAGAGGGTAATGTCTCCGTTTCCTGCATGTAAATCATTTTTAAATACTTGTGGCGTGACTTCATCGCCAAACCACGTCTCTTCAGCAATCTGCCCCTCTATTCTAAGAGTTCGACCACTATCATCGTCTGTAAAATTCCAAAACTTATGCATCCATATCCTCCTCAGATTGAGTTTCTTGTTCTGGCGGTTCTTGTTTCATAAAGCCACCTGCATCCTTCAGTTTCGTCATGTTTCCATTTATCAAGTAGAGATTACCTCCTTCCTCATCTGAAAGGAGGTTCAAGTCCTCAAGTTCACGAATATCATTTGTCGATAGCCAGCCATTTTGTCTCCCAATCGCATAGCCATTCATTCGACTCTGATAGTCACCACGAAGAAGACCATCCACGTTAAACTTTACAAAGTAAGTTTTCTTTTCTTCAGGTAAAAAAAAGAGACCTCTTGAAAGCCTGTTCGAGACGAACTACCCAAGGGTCTAAGGTATATTTAACAAATTCTAAAGACTGTTGCTCAATGTTTGAAAATGAGGAGTTCTCCAAGTCGCCAACCATATGAGGTGGAATTCGGTAGAGCCTTGCAATTTCATTGATTTGGAATTTTCTGGTTTGGAGAAACTGGGCTTCTTCAGGTGGAATGCCTACTTGAGTGTATTTCATCCCTTCCTCAAGAACTGCTACTTTATGGGCATTGGTTACCCCATTGTAGACTGCATTCCATGAATCTCTCACTCGTTTGGGATCTTTGAGAATACCTGGGTGTTCCAAAACTCCTCCTGGATTTGCACCATTTTTAAAGAACGATGCACCATAGTTTTCCGTAGCCAATGTCATACCGATAGCATTTTTTGCAAGGGCAATTGGAGAATAACCTATCAAGCCATCAAACCCCAGACCCGGAACATGGAGAACATCATCTGCTTTCAATATAGCATCTCCCTTTTCCTTAAAGTTTGGATTTTCGTCTGACTGACGCTTGTATTTGTAATAGAGCTTACCACTCTCATCTCGATGAACTGACATCTTATCTGGTAAAAGTGGGTAAAGACTAATAACCTGTCCACTTCTATCTCGGATAATCTGGACATAGGCATTGCCCCATATCAATAGATGGGTCATCAAGGTTTCTCTAAAAACAAAGGATGACATCTCAGGGTTAGGTTCATCATGCAAGAGAAAATAAAGGGGATGTTCCACCTTTTTCTCCTTTCCAGTTGCCGTTCTCTCGTAAACATGAATGGGTAGTGAAGCTACTGCTTCAGCCAAGATACGGACACAAGCATAAACAGCTGTTGTCTGCATAGCCTTAAACTCATCCACATTCTCCCCACTGCTAGTTCGTCCAAACAGATATGAAAAGTCCTGGCCTTCATAACTATTCCGTGGTTTATCCCTAGCACGCTTACGTCCCAGTAAATCTAGTAGTCCCATAGTTCCTCCTTTTGAGTACGAAAAAAGCACCTCGATTGAAGTGCTTTTCGTTTGTTCTTAGATGTTTTCCATCTCTCCTTCTTCAAGAAGATACCATGTTCTATCACTTTCTTGAAAAAGATAAATTTAATCTGCCAAGGTATCCTCTGCCAATTGACTGATGTCACCGATGAAACGATGTTGCTGGGCATTCCCCTGTAAGTCATCGTGTTCAATTTTATCAAGACTATCTTCAAGCTGAATGATATCACCTTTCTGAAGTAATGCACGAATTTCTTTGCTTGATTTAAAGTGTTTCTTTAGAAGTTCCCCTGTGTATTCTGGATATCCTTCATACTCTACCTCGATTGTTTGTGCTGTATGGTTTTTAGTCAATAATCCAATCCGTGCTTTTGTTGCCATTGTCTTGTTCCCCTCTTCTTTTTGTAGTCACATATTACCGTAGAAGCAAGGACTTATCAAGTCATTTTGGCGATATTATCAACTATTTTTTGAACACTTTGAATAGAAAAAGCACCTCCGCTTGGAGATGCCAATATTAGTTCACATCATTATCTTCTGCGATATCTCTCAATAATGTATCAATGTTAGAAGTACCATGTAATACTCGAAGTACAGTTACAACCTCTCCAACAAAACGATAAAATATAACATAGTTTTTAACAATAAGTTTTCGAATCACAATACCCTCACTCTCAAACCCTTCAAGAATAGGACAACGTTCTGGAAACGTTGATAAGGATTTGATGGATTGTTCAAAGAGATGGATATTTTTATCTGCTGTTAAGGGTGATTGTAGCTCTATCGCAATAAAGCGATAAATTGCAGTCAAATCGTCACTGGCTTGTTTTGTCAATCTCACGGGATATTCAATCATTAATTTACCCCTTTAATACCTTTGAAAAAATCTTCCGCCAAAATCGTTTCTTCCTGATCCGCTGAGTGATAGCTCTGCACCAACATGTCTTTCAATTCACCAGCAGACAGTGGTGAGACATCCACAGAAGCGGGGGCTTGTGGTAAGGCAATATCAAACGGAATGCTTCGTGTCATAGAAACCTGCTTCAACAATAAGGTAATCAAAGTAGACATAGGCATTCCAAGCTCTTTCAAGACACTTTCTGCATTTGATTTATCATCTGAATCAACACGTACATTTAGAGTGGCTGTTTTTCCCATACTATTTCTCCTTTGGTTTTTATACTGTAATTGTAACGCATTTTACTTTATTTTGTCAACTAAAAACTCAATATTCCACGTTCATCATAGACACTTCCTTCATCGGTTTGATGACGAATACAACGATCCAGTCCCATAATGACTGCTACAATACCGTCAATCTTCTCGACTGACTTTTCCTTATCAGGCTTGATATTGCCAGCAGGGTCTTGTCTCATGACTACGTTTTGTCCCATCCATTTCAGAACTGGATGCCCACCATGTTGAATCTTGCCTTCCATCATAAGTTTATAAAGTTCCTTTGATGGTGGACTCATATCCTTGTATCCCTGACCGAAAGGCACCATGGTCAAGCCCATTCCTTCTAGGTTCTGAACCATTTGTGTCGCATTCCAACGGTCATAAGCTATCTCCTTGATATGATAGATTTCCGATAGGTCTTCAATAAACTTTTCGATAAAACCATAGTGAACAACATTCCCCTCCGTAGTTTTGATGTAGCCCTGACGCTCCCAAACATCATATAGAACATGGTCACGTCGACATCTAAGCTCCAATGTATCTTCTGGTAGCCAAAAGAACGGCAGAACAATATAATTCTCCTCTTCAAATCTAGGGGGGAATACCAAGACAAAAGCCGTGATATCTGACGTACTAGAAAGGTCTAAACCTGCATAACAGCTACGACCTCTAAGACTATCATATTGTATAGGATCATTTCCTTTGGCATAAACATGTTCAGGAATCCAAGCAACACTTGAACTTGTCCACATATTTAGACGGAGCTGCTTAAAGACATTCTCTTCTGCAGGATTATCAAGTGCCTGTTGGTAGGCTTCTCTTACACGATCAATCCCAATAGTATGCCCTAGTGAAGGGTTGGCCTTGAGCCAGTTAGCTTCATCATTCCAATCATCTTCATCAGATAAACCATAAACCACTGGATAGAATGACGTGTCCTTCTTTCTACCATTCAGAATATCCAATGCTTTGGTATGTAACTCATAACAGATAGAGTTTCTATCCGTGCCAGCTGTCGTGATAATAAAAAAGAGGGGTTGTTCCCTTGCGTCTCCTGACCCCTTGGTTAATACATCATACAAATGACGATTTGGCTGAGCATGGATTTCATCAAAGACCAAGCCAGATACGTTTAGTCCATGTTTTGTCCCAGTCTCTGCAGAAAGAACTTGGTAAAAACCAGCGTTAGAATAATTTACAATACGCTTGGTAGCACCCATTATCTTAGAACGCTTTTCCAAGGGGCGACTCATCTGCACCATTTGCTTGGCTACATCAAACACGATTGACGCTTGGTTACGGTCACAAGCTGCTCCATAAACTTCTGCACTGGCCTCATTATCCGCATAAAGTAGATAAAGAGCGATAGCTGCCGCTAGCTCAGACTTGCCATTCTTTTTTGGAATTTCTATATAGGCTGTCAGGAATTGGCGATTACCATCTTCCTTGACAATTCCAAATAGATCACGGACAATCTGTTCCTGCCACGGCAACAAATCAAATCGCTTTCCTGCCCACTTGCCTTTAGTGTGGGAGAGGTTATTGATAAAGGTTACTGCCCTATCAGCCTTTGCCTTATCATAATGTGAGGTTGGAAGCATGAAGGGACTTGGTTCATAATGATAACTCATAAAATTCCTCCTAACAGATCTTCCATTTCATCACCAGTACCAACTTCTGAATCCATCGTTGCTATTCGGTTACGTGCTGAAGGTGTCAAACCAAATTGTTCACAGAATTTAAGCATGATTTTGAGGTTAGTCTGGCTGATAGAGACTTGAGGGACTTGTTGGAGATAGCCATTTGGAGTTTTGATAATGGAGCCATGCTTGGAAAGGAACTCTTCTGCCTCTTTCCAGCGAGCGTAGGCTTGGCAATATCCTGCAAATGCCGTCATGTCCATTTCGGTTAAAATTCCCATCTGTTCAAGAATTTTTCCCATCCGTTTCCACTCCTTCTTTGCATCTTCTTCAAGCCACTGTGGGCAACGTGGGGCTTTTTGTTTGGGTTTGACTTCATTCGTAGGGAGTGGTCGCTTACCCGGATTTCCCTCAAGTATTTTCATATTCGTAGGCTTTGGTTTTCGCCCCCTGATTGCCACAATCTCACCTCCTTTAGAGTAAGAAAAAAGAACTCAATTCGAGTTCTTTCTTAAAGTTCATTAAAGTTATCGAGTACAGCCTGATAGACAGTTCTGTCAATGTCGTCCATGTTATCTATTTCATTCCCATATCTATATTGGTAGATATATTTTCCATCTCTCTTGATAGTCAGTATTCTAATCCAAGCACCGTCTATATTCCTTGGGTCTGTTGTGTCTTCACGGAGAAACTCACAAACGTAATGTCTGTCTCCAACCGTTCGAGTCATAATTTCCCACATCTCACATTACCTTTTCTACGATATCAATTCCATACAAAACATTTAGGCAACTGCCATTTTCCCACTTAACTAAGAGTGAACCAATGTCATCCACTCCAATCACAGTTCCATGTGTTCCTTTAGGAACTGGATGTGGGTCATCCATTCTAACTAATCTAACCTTAGTCCCAACAGGATAGGTTGTCTTTAGGTTATTGAAAATTTTTGCGTCCATGTTATTCTCCAATCTTTTCAAATGCCCACTTAACTGCATGTCCAAAGTCTTCGAAGGTTCCTGCTTCTTGGTAAATGCGGTCAAATCTGCGTTCGAAGTTTTCAAACTCTTCAAGACTATCATCCGTTTCGTAAATCTCAACTTCTGTTCCTCTATATCCATTCGATGCAATGATGACCCAATCTTTGTAAGGAATGATGCTTGCGGTTGCTGGGTAGATTTCGTAAATTTTTTCAAGTGTTGTTGTCATGGATTTGTTCTCCTCTTCCTTTGTTGTGTACATATTACCTCTAAAGGAGACATATATCCAGTCATTTCTCGATTATTTTGAAGATATTTTCGATAATTCTTCGCTTGCTAGAATGGCACAACCAATAGCATAGACAACTGTTACCGTCACACCATTCCCAGCTTGTTTATACAGTTGGGCATCGGAGTTTACTGCTTGGGCTTTCTCGAATAAATCATCCGAAAATCCTTGTAGACGAAAACATTCTCGAGGGGTTAAACGTCTGATTTTTACAACTCGATCATTCCAAACCACAGCACCCATTTGACCACCACAGGAGAGGTTATGGGCAATTCCCTTCCCAACTCTTGCTCGTCTCGTTGGAGAGTTGGGATAGGATAAATCTACTGAATCTCCTACCTCTGCAACTTGATAACCTTGCTTCGTACCATTTCTGACCTTGATGCCTTCAAGAACACCATGGCGGTCTTGAGAGGTCAATGTGAACATTGGCTCATCCTGTTCCTTGAGCCTACGCCCATTTTGACGCTTGTTGATTCGATTGGGTGTCAGAATGGGTTGAATTTCAAGAACTCCAGAGTTCATTGCAGTCCGTTTTGTAGCTCCAGCAGTATATCGTGCAGTGATACAGCGTGCCTCATCTGTCAACTTTGGTTCTGTCAAAGATTGGTCAATTAGATAAAGACCTGTCTTAGCACCAAGTCCTCCACCCTCACCAACAAGAGTTGTGGAAATTCCACTCGGGTCGTAGACACGGTAGCTTTGCATACCACCTACAAGTTGCTTAAGATGGCTACCGCTTTCTCCGCTGATAGGTAGTACTTTTCGTCGACCTCTGCTTCTAAGATGTCCGAGAGTGTAGATGCGTTCTCGATTTTGGGGAACTCCGTAGTCTTTTGAATTGAACACTTGCCACTCAAGGTCGTACCCTGCTTCATCCAAGATAGAGAGATAGTCGAGATAATCTCGTCCCCCGCCACTTGATAAAAGTCCCTTAACATTTTCAAGGAGTATCCACTCGGGTTTATCTTCTTCCTCTTGGCTTTGGAGGAGGTCAACAAATGTAAAAAAGAGTCCACTTCGTTCACTGTATAGACCTGCCCGCTTCCCTGCGATAGACACATTTTGACAAGGGCTTCCCGCAGTCCATAAATCTGCTTTTGGAAGTTGTGTTGGGTCAATGCTTGTGATGTCGTCATGAAACCATTCTCCTTTCGTGTCATACATTGCTTCATAAGATTTTCGTGCAAACTTATCCTTTTCACAGTAACCGATACATTTGAAACCAGCTAATTCCAAATCACGACGAAAACCACCCACTCCTGCAAAGAAATCAAGAAAGGTTAGGCTCATACCGCAACCTCCATCATTGAATAGGCTTCATCAAAGGTCAAAGTCTGTCCATCGCGCAAAACCGTCACGTTATGATTTCCTGTTGACTCTATATAACGTTTGACAATGACATCCACAAACTTCTCATCCAACTCAATGCCGTAACAAACCCGACCAGTTTGGTCTGCGGCCATTAGGGTTGAACCAGAACCAAGGAAAGGATCCAATACCAAAGTCCCTCTCATGGATGAATTTTGAATAGGATAGGCCATAAGAGGGATGGGTTTCATAGTTGGATGGTCTTTACTGGATTTGGGACGGTCATATTCCCAAATGGTCGTCTGTTTACGGTCACTGAACCACTGGTGTTTTCCCTTTTGTTTCCAACCAAAGAGACATGGTTCATGTTGCCACTGGTAGGGACTACGTCCGAGGACAAGTGAATTCTTCTTCCAAATGCAGCATCCACTCAAATAAAATCCAGCATCCTTGAAAGCTTTTCTAAAGTTAAGACCTTCCGTATCCGCATGGAAAACATAGATGGAGGCATCAGCTTCCATATGTTTTTCTACCTGAGTGAACATATCAAAGAGAAACTGGTAAAAGTCACTATCAGGCATATTGTCATTGAGAATCTTTCCAGCTGTTTCTTCCACATCAACATTATAGGGAGGGTCTGTCACAACCAAATTTGCCTTTTTATCACCTAAAAGTTGGTCATATGTTTCAGCTTTCGTAGAGTCTCCACAAATCACTCGATGCTTACCAAGTTGCCAAATGTCCCCTCGTTTTGAGAAGGTGGGTTTCTTCAATTCCTCTTCTACATCAAAGTCATCATCTGATAGGTCTTTATCATGGACATTTGATAGGATATCGTCAATTTCTGGTGGTTCAAAACCAGTCAGGTCGAGATTGAAATCTGACTCCTGTAAATCCAAAAGCAAGTCCGCCAAAAGCTGGTTATCCCATTGACCTGTGATTTTATTAAGGGCAATGTTTAAAGCTTTTTCATCTTCCTTGGATAAATCGACAATGACACATTTGGCAGTTTCATAGTCTAAGTCCTTCAATACAGTTAATCGTTGATGGCCACCAATAACCGTCAAATCTTTATTGACAATGATGGGGTCAACGTAGCCAAACTTGAGTAGGCTTTGCTTAATCTTTTCATACTCCTTGTCACCCTTTTTGAGTTTTTTCCGAGGATTGTAAGAGGCTGGGTGTAGTTCAGATAATCGAATCTCTCTAATTTCCATTGTTGGTTGACTTGTCATTGATTTCTCCTTTATAAAAGCGTGATTGAATGTAACACGAATGGCTACAATATTTTCTATTTGGATTAGCATAAGATAAAAATGACCTGCCACAATGTTGGCAAGTCAAATCTTCATAAGCAGTTTTTGATTTGTCGTGTTCGTCAGAATGAGTTGTCCACCAAACCTTACGACATTTATCCGAACAGAACTTCTTTGGTCTACCTATTTTGTGAGTGTTAAGTACTTGATAACACTGAGGGCAACGAAGCCCATCATTCTGGTCGGCTTTTGCCATCTGCTTTGTCGCAGCACCATGACCAAGCAATGCTGGATTTCGTTTACAGTATTTCTTAACGGAATCTCTAGATAAACCTGTAGCCTTTCCGATGAATCCATAACCAAGACCTTCTGCGCGCATTTTCCAGATTTGTTTGCGTTGACTTTCGTCCATTTGTTTTCCTTTCCAGCAAAAAAGGACTAAAAACAACTATTTTCTACATTGTTTCTAGCCTTTTTCACTATTTTATTACCAAAATGACATACTAAGGAACGCTACATCCCCACATTAGAAACACGATAACAGTGGGAAGGAACGTCAAAATGAAGCGATTTTAATGTACCCGCTTACGAATTTTGCGAAATTGCACGTTTGAGGGGGCGTCGGTCTTAGTCTCCCAAGGATTTAGAGATTTCATCCCCCCTCCCCCAAGGGGTTAAAAATTGGATACTATTGTAACGAAACTCCAAGACTAAAATCGATACGTATACTCCACATATCGGTCAGTCGTCTTGGTCTTTCTATCATGACAAGACTTACAAAGTGCTTGCCAGTTAGATTGATTCCAAAAGAGTTCTTGGTCACCTCGGTGGGGTGAGATATGGTCAACCACTGTTGCTTTGGTTAATCGACCTTTGACTTTGCATTGAACACAGAGTGGATGAATTTTTAAGTAACGAAGTCGTGCTTTGTTCCACTGGGCATTGTATCCTTTGGCTTTGGTTGACTTGGTATCCAGTTGGTAGTTTGCTTTATGGTTCTCACAATACTTGTGACCATCAGGTACTAGGTTAGGACAACCATTTTGTTTACAAGGTGTGCTTGGTCTTCTTGGCATTTTCCCTCCAAAGAAAAAGCACAATTATTCTAGGTAATTGTACTTTACTAATCTATTTATTGCCCTACAAAACAACGTCCATTCTCTTGGAAAATTATTATCGCCCGAGCAATTGTAGGTTCTTCCATTCATGACAAATGATACATTCCACTGAGTACCATCTAAAATCTCCATCTCATTTGAATAATATTCCTTCCATTCAGACAGTTTCACACGTTTTAATTGATTTAAGAATAAAAATAATCGGAGATTGGAGATTGTTATTATCTCTGCTTCTGTCTCAGGAAATTTTTGGATACTTACCAATTTTTCTTCTACGTTAATGTCAATTGAAATCATCGGCAACATGAAACTAAAAAGTGATACGGTTATAGAGGATACTTGAGGATTGGGCATGCGAACACTCCTTTTCTCTCTCAATTATATCACTATTTCTCCCAAGGAAGATAGGCTTTTGTGAAATGCCCAAAGCAAGTTGTCTTGGTGTAGTCTACATTCAAGAGATTAAGTTCCCTAATGATACCTCGAGGTGTTAAATCATACCGCTCACGAATCATTCCTTCCAGTTGTTTTGCTATGTAGCGACTGGTTCCAAAGGTTTCTACGTAAACCGACACAGGTTCTGCTACTCCAATGGCATAGGCTAATTGTACTTCACATCGTTTCGCATCCCCTTCTCTAACAATATCCTTAGCAATCTTTCGTGCCATGTATGCTGCTGAGCGGTCAACCTTGCTTGGGTCTTTTCCAGAGAAAGCACCGCCACCATGATGTGCAAAACCTCCGTAGGTATCCGCCACAATCTTACGTCCAGTCACTCCTGCATCCGCAAACGAACCACCAAGAACAAAACGTCCGGTCGGATTGACTAGAACTTTGAAATCTAGATTCTGACGGTAACGAAGTGCTACTGACATCATAGCTTCAGTCACAATTCGTTTCACTTTGGCAAGGTCGGCTATTTCAGTATGTTGGATGGAAACTAAAAAGGTATCAATCTGTTTCTTCTCATAGTCGTAGGATACCTGTGCTTTCGCATCCTTTCCAAGTAAGGGGTGACCAAGCGACATCAGTTTCTCAAGGACTCGGGTTGCTAGAACATAAGGAAATGGCAGGTACTCAGGTGTTTCGTCTGTCGCATAACCAAACATCATCCCTTGGTCACCAGCACCACCATTATCAACACCTTGAGCAATATCGGAGCTTTGGAGTCCAAGTAGGTTAGTTACCCGAACATTCTTCATACCAAGTGGCTCGACAACCTGACGGACAATGTTCTCGAGATTAAAGTAATGTCTAGTTGAAATTTCACCAGCTACCACAACTTGGTTATCCTTGATTAAAGTCTCAACTGCCACTCGACTTGATTTGTCATACTTTAGACACTCCGTCAAAATGGCATCTGAAATCTGATCACAGATTTTATCTGGGTGTCCAACTGAAACTTGTTCACTAGAAATAATCATAATTCCTCCACGCAAAAAGCCCAACCTTTATGAGGCTAGGCTTCACTTTATTTTACTGATTTTTGGCCTGCTTCGTAGGCTCTCTCCAATGCTCTTTTGATACCCCATACCGAAACATCGTAGAAGTCTAGATTGTCGCTCCAACGTTTTTCCAAGGTTTCTACAAAAAGTTCTTCTTTTGCAATTTCTGTTAAAAGGGCATTGAGTTTTTCTTGTTGATGCTTTGTCATGGTATTGTTCTCCTCTACTTTTGTTGTGTACATATTAACTCTAAAAAGGAGATATATCCAGTCTTTTACGCATTAATTTAAAGATATTTTAAACAGTTAAAATTAACAAAACCGCCTCAAGAATGGCTTCACGTTCTTCTGTTTCAGGATAGATTTCCCATCCTCTGTCGTAAGAAACGATTGTTTCTTCAGCTACTTCAATATCTAACTTGAAAACACATCCAAGGTCAATTCCAACCTCTGAAGGTTGGGGACTAACCTTAGCAATGTAATTCACTTTTTGTCCTTGATAATCAATCCGTCCTTCAGTCCACATGGTTATTCTCCTTTGTTTTTTCTAGGTGCATATTACCCTATCAGCCTAAGAATATCCAGTCATTTGAGGGAGATTTTTATCTTTTTTGACACTTACAATTCTACCACAAATTTTGACAAAGTGAGGTCAATGTTAGGTCACACTTAGTGCAGGGGGAGGTTACAGTTAGGTCAAGGGTAGGTCAGGGAGAGGTTACTTTTCCAAAGAAAATCCCATTTTCAGATAAACTTCCCTAACATGGTCTAAGACCTTACGGCGCCAATTTCTAACAGTACTTCGGCTAATATGAAACTCTCTCATCAAGCTATCCCAATTACTATCTGTCTTAAGCATGGATTGAGCAAAATCATATAAATCTCCCTTTAGAAATTTTAAAGCCATCTCAAAATTATCAAGGTCATTAGCTAATCGGATATACCGCTGCGATAAATCTGCCAATTGTTCCTCGTTTTCCTGAATCATCTTCTCACGAAAACTCAGTGCAATCATCTCTGATCGTCGATTGGTAGGTGTACTTTTAACCCTAGGTTCATCAGATTTCTCAAAAACTAGCGAACCAATAACCTCATTTTCTGTCACTGGTTTGAAATGTTCCAAACGATACTTTAACATCTCCAAGTCACTTTTGAGTTCATTGTAATGCGTCAGTATGTACTCTACCTTATCCATCTGCCCCTCCTACTTGTGCTTTAACAGCTGCAATCAGCCGTTCTTGTTGTGCATCTTTGTTTTCTAGTGCCTTGAGGATTTCCTCATCAATCGTTCCTTCAGTCACAATGTGTTGGATAACGACAGTCTCAGCCTCCTGACCTTGTCGCCACAGACGAGCATTTGTTTGTTGGTATAGTTCCAAGGACCAGGTTAATCCAAACCAGACCAAGTGGTGACCGCCTTTTTGAAGGTTCAACCCATGACCAGCTCCAGCTGGATGAAGTAAGCCAACTGGGACATTTCCCTTGTTCCACTCACGAATATCTTCTTCTGTTTTCAGTACCCTACTCTTTACCTTGAGTTTTTCTAAACGACCAATAATCCGAGCTAAATCATGTTTGAACCAATAGGCTACTAAGACAGGTTCTCCATTTGCGGATTCGAGGATATCTTCAAGGGCGTCTAATTTCTGTTCATGTAATGCCACAACCGTATGATCATCAGAATATACGGCTCCATTGGACAACTGAACTAACTTGTTCGTCAGGCTTGCAGCATTTGCGGCAGTAACTTCTAATCCATCCAACTCAGACAATACATACTCTTTCTTAAACTGAATGTATTTTTCTTTTTCCTTTTCTGTCATACGCACCAGTTTCTTGGTTGAAATCAAATCAGGCATATCCAGATAGTCTAAGGCTTTCATGGAAATGGTAATATCACTAATCTTGTCTTGAATTTGACACTCCGCATAGTCCATGGGGATGTACTCATAGACGATGTTACCGTTACGACGACCTTCTTCAAAGTAACGACTACGAAACTCACCGATAAAGCGACCAAGACGTTCTCCTCCGTCAATGACTTTAAACTCTGCGAACAAGTCCATTAGTCCATTTGAGCTTGGAGTTCCTGTCAAACCAACGATACGTTTCATGTAAGGTCGCATAGCCATGAAGGCTTTGAAACGTTTAGACTGCCAAGACTTGAAAGAACTCAATTCATCGATCACTACCATATCCCACTTGAAATAGGGACTACATTGTTCCACCAACCAAGGAAGGTTTTCACGATTGACAATATAGATATCCGCATCTTTCTGGAGAGCTACTTTTCGTTGCTTGGGAGTTCCCACAATTTTCGAATACCGTAAGTGACGTAACTCTGCCCATTGCTCAATCTCGTCACTCCAAACAGTATTTGCGACTCGAAGTGGAGCAATAACCAAAACCTTTGTAACCTCAAATCGGTCAAACATCAATTCATTCACAGCGGATAAAGTCGTAGCCGTTTTCCCCATCCCCATGTCTAAGATGACTGCTGCATTTGGGTGACCTATGATGAAGTCCTTGGCGACTACTTGATAGTTATGTAATGTCAATTTCATCTAGCACTTCTCCAATCATCTCAATGTGGTCAATCACATAAACCTTGAAACCTAACCGCTCGAACAGTTTATGCCTTGACACTTGCAACATCCTTGGCTTTTGGTCAGGAGCTTTAACTTCCACCAAGCCAAACTTGCCATTGGGTAAAAACACCAAGCGATCTGGCATACCAGAAAAAGATGGTGATACCCACTTAGGACAAATCCCTCCTCGAGCTTTCACAGACCTCACCAATGCTTGCTCAACGTACTTTTCTCTCATCGTTCTAAATCCTTTCGTCAAATTGAAGTGTGTAGGTCTAGTGCAGTCAAATCCAAAACTCCTCTTATAGGCTTTTTTTATAGTAATTTTTGCTTATAGGATAGTTTTAGAAAAGACCATAATAGACCTACACAAAATCAAAAAATGTTACTCATGTTGGTCGTTTTAAGCATTTATCTGAAACCTCATTCAAAATAAGTTCCAACCATTCAGTCAACGACCTACACACCTAAAATAGTCCATCACCTCTCTTGTGGAGGTAAGGTGGCTAAAAATGTTGGTCATTAATCTAAGAAATCATAGCCATCATCAACCAATTTCAAACCAAGAATGAGATTCCCTTTACTTGTCCGTTTTCGTTTAAAACCTGCCTGATCAAGAGCAGAATAAAAATCGGTCGTACTGCGTGTATACTCCATGTTTTTGGCGCAATAGGCACGATACTGACTGTATAGTTCTCCTGATCTTTCTGTCAACTGATCACCAACTTGACAACAGTCACTAAGGAAGTGTCCTAACCAATCATTGGCCTCACGATAGGCTTTGACGGAAGATGATACCGCAGTTGGTACTTTTGTTTTAAAGTTCGCTTTGATGGCTTTTTCTGCACCTTCGATAATCCAAGACAAAATTGCTGGTGCCGCATTGTCATACAAATGGTCCGCAAAGTTTTTGATGTCAGAGCGACCAGTGATTTTGGCATTAAATGGGATAACAAGCAAACGTCGCCAAGTTCCATCATCGTTCGCCCCTACTTTGGGTAGATGGTTTGTGTAAAGAACCAGCGTGTGTGATGGCACGAAGTGAAATGGGTCCTTGTACTTTTTCTCCGCTTGGATTTCATCTGTTGAGGTAATTTGCTTAACAACAGCTGTATTGAGTCGCATCCCCTCGGCCATTTCAGAAGCAATGACCAGACGTTTCCCTTTAAGCTCAGCAAGCTCAGGGCTGACATTTCGCTTGTTTGACATGGTTAAAGCATCCGCAGATAATTTACCTGAATAGCTCCCTAGCACACGAGCGATGGTGTTCCAAAAAGTAGACTTGCCGTTCGCTCCGCCTCCATAGGCAATAATCATGTGTTCCTGATAGACCTTCCCAATAGCTGCCATACCAATAATTTCTTGAACATAATCAATTAATTCTTGGTCATTACAGAAAAAAGTAGCTAAAGTTTCCTGCCATAATCCCATTCCCTGATCACTAGGAGAGACTGCTGTCATTTTAGTTATATAATCTTCAGGATTGTGTTCTTGTGACCCATTTATTCCTTTTCGTAAATCATAGGTAGCCTCTGGGGTATTGAGTAATAAGTCATCACTATCTAGTTCTGATAATTCTACTGAAAGCATTGGCTTAGCTGTGTTATATACAGCCATCAAATTCTTATAGTCACGATGTTTCATAACAAATTTATGGAACTCTTTAGAAGCAAGATAGGCTTTTAAATATTTCAATTGAAGTGGAGTTTCGACTGCATTTTCTAGACGCTTTCCTCCAGCCTTAATGGTCAATTCATCAATACCTGAAGACTGAAGTTGTTTTTCTGTAGTTTCTAAGAGTGCATTCGCTTCAGCAAGTTGTGCATCAGTAAAGTGTACAACTGCCCCTAATGCCAACTGCTTGTTCTCACGCCAATGCGTTCCATCGTAATAGAGATAATCTGTCGCATTGGTATAAGCTAGCTTATTGGCATACTCTCTAGCAAGAACTCCCGCTTCCCCAACATCCGAGTAATCATCTGGTTTTAAAGTTTCTCGATTAAACTGTTCTGGTGAAACATAACCTTCAGAACTTTTAATGGTTTTATTGTAGAATCGCACAGCACTACCCCAGATGGAATCTAACTCTGATTTATCAAGCGGTGGCACACATTTCTTAGCTTGCTCATCAAAACCATCTCTTGCTTCGTGCGTCACACCTAACCGTTTGACAATCTTTGATGCAAATACAGACATCGTTGAATTACGACTCCCTTGCTGGATTGGTCCACTTGGAGGAGTATAGAAGTCTGCATCGAAATCTTCCTCATCATCAATAGACACAGCTTGAAACAAATCTTCATCAATAGTTAGCCATGAATCATGCCATATAACCTGTGCATTTGGATTTCCAAAGAAGAATCTTGCCGCATCCTTGGCATGATAATCAAAAAACTTGTACTGATTACAGAGTTCTTCCTTCATAGCCACGTAGACATCTTTATCAGTTACCTCATTGATTTGGAAATAAATATGAAATTTTGGTCTTGGAGCTTTTCCTGTCTTTGCCTGCATATGACTTCGACTAGTTACCAAGGAAAAGTTATAATCCGCAAAGATTTCTTTTAATCGCTCTAAAGTTATCCACTCATCTGGATTTTCAGAGTGGTCATTATCAATATCCATGACCAAAACGTCCGACAGAATGAAATTGGTATTTGAGCGTGTATTGTTTAAAAACAGCCCCGCCACATGGTCGAATTGCACAACAGTTTGTAGCGATATTTCATCAGTAATAGTTACTTGATTGGGATAAACCGTGGTTGTCTGAACCCCAGTCTGTCCAGAATGAGATAAGGTAAATTGCATTATGTACCCTCCATATTTTTGCAGTAATTTAGAAATATATCTTCTTAACTTACTAAGTAAGAATCTGACAAATTTTTCCACTCTTTCAGAAAAAATTATTCAAAAAAATAGAAGTTTCCTATTAAATTGCACAGGAAACTTTTTTGATATTCAAAAATTTTTTTCAAATCTAACGGAAAAACATCACTTGGTTCTACTTAGGAATGTGTAAGAGATATGTCTAAAAAAATCTCTTGCAAAGTGGAAAATTTAATAAAAACCTTACTTAGTAAGATAGGAGGACCAAATATGGTAAACAAACCATACATCAAACCTGATGAAGACGTAGCTGATACCCTCATCGCTATCAGCGTCATTTCAAAACTACTCGCTCGGAAAATTATGGAGGAAGAAAACAATGAGCAAAATGAAAGAACTGAATAGACTAATTCATGATATGGAAGAAACCGCAAAGTACTACCTTCGCTTGGTGGATGAGTTCAAGAAACTCCTCACTACTGAGGATGAAACAGTTCCTGAACCAATATCACCAAAATCTGAACCACAAAAGGAAATTCAATTGGAGGATGTCCGTGCAGTCCTTGCTACAAAGGCAAAAGATGGCTTTAAGAATGAGGTTCGTTCTCTGCTAAATGCTTACGGTGCTTCTTCTCTATCAGCTCTTGACCCTAAACACTTTGCGGCAGTCCTTGAAGAAGCTGGAGGGATTGGAAATGACTAACCATGCCATTCTATCTGCTTCTGCATCACATCGATGGTTGAACTGCCCACCATCTGTTCGGTTAACAGAAAATATGCCAGATGTAACCTCTGAGTTTGCTCTTGAAGGTACTGATGCTCACGAGTTGTGTGCTTATCTAGTCGAGAAAGCTTTGGGTAGGAATGCGCGTGATCCAACTGAGGAATTGGCATTTTATAACGATGAAATGCAGGATTGCGCTGAAGAATACCGCAACTATGTCATGGAACATGTTGAGAAAGCTAGAGGCTATTCACGTGACCCTACAGTTCTTGTCGAACAACGACTGGACTTTTCTAAGTGGGTACCTGAAGGATTTGGAACTGGAGATTGCCTAATTGTGGCAGATGGACTTCTTCAGGTTATTGATTATAAGCACGGACTTGGTGTTCTAGTTGATGCAGACCACAACCCTCAAATGATGTGTTATGCACTTGGAGCACTTGAGATGTTTGATGGACTTTATGATTTCGATAAAGTTACCATGACAATCTTTCAACCACGAAAACATAACATTTCTACCTTTGAGATGGAAAAGACAGAGCTGCTTGAATGGGCAGAAAACAAACTCGCTCCAAAAGCTGAACTTGCATTCAAGGGTGAGGGGGATATGCAGTCTGGTAAACACTGCCAATTCTGTAAACTCAAGAATGTCTGTCGCAAACGTGCTGAGGATAATTTGGCACTAGCCAAGATGGAGTTTGCGAATCCAGCTACCCTTGATAACGAGGACATTGCAGAGATTTTGCCTAAACTAGATCTGTTGATTTCATGGGCAAACGACGTCAAAGCTTATGCATTAAATCAAGCCACAGATGGACACCCAATCCCAGGATACAAACTGGTTGAAGGTCGCTCTGTTCGTAAATTCTCAGATGAGTCAGCCGTTAGCCAAGCAGTGATTGAAGCAGGCTATGACCCTTATGAGAAGAAACTGCTCACTATCACTGCCATGACTAAGTTACTTGGCAAGAAAACTTTTAACGACCTACTTGGTGGTCTCGTAATAAAACCAAGTGGTAAACCAACACTCGTTCCAATTGACGACAGCCGTCAAGAGATGAACCTAGCAAAAAATGAATTTAAAGAGGATTAACTATATGACAACTAAAGTAATTACAGGACCAAACACTCGCTTCAGCTACTTAAATGCCAATGAGCCGAAGTCAATTAACGGTAGCACTCCCAAGTACAGTGCCTCACTCATCATCCCAAAAGAGGATACCGTCACCATTAACAAAATCAAGGCTGCTATTGAGCAAGCTTACAAAGAAGGTGAGTCAAAACTCAAAGGCAATGGCAAATCTGTACCTGCATTATCTACTCTAAAAACTCCACTTCGTGATGGTGACCTTGAACGCCCTGATGATGAAGCATACAAAAATTCTTACTTCGTAAATGCTAACTCTCCGCATAAACCTGGTGTGGTTGATGGCAATCGTCAAGAAATTATTGATACTTCAGAATTGTACTCTGGTATCTATGGTCGTGCTTCTATTACCTTCTATGCTTTCAATTCTAACGGCAACAAAGGTATTGCTTGCGGTTTGAATAACTTGCAAAAATTGCGTGATGGTGAACCCCTTGGTGGACGCACTCGTGCCGAGGATGATTTTGCGACAGAAGATGATGATGACTTTTTGAACTAGAAATGGAGATTTAGATTGATGATGTATACTATTTTAACTTGTACTATTATGGGCCTCTGGGTGCTTATCGGACTATACTTCGGGTATATGACCATTAGAGATGATATTCGAAATGAAATGGAACGAAAGGCAAAGCAAAATAAAGAAAAACTTAGCCAAACACCACTCAGTCGAAAAAACAGATAGAACTTTAGGTGGCAGTACTTCTGTCACCTTTTTCAGAAAGGACAAACTATGCCGATTAAAGAACTTAGCATCGACATTGAAACCTATTGCGAAATTGACCTACGAAAATCTGGTGTTTATCGCTATGCGGAAGATGACAGTTTTGAACTCCTTTTGTTTGCAGTATCTGTCAATAATGGACCAGTGACTGTTTACGACTTAAGTAAGGAGAAGTTACCGCAAGATATTCTTGAAGCTTTAGTAGATGATAGAGTCATCAAATGGGCATTCAACGCTTCATTTGAGCGAGTTTGTCTATCAAACTGGCTCAAGAAACATCATCCCGAATTGCTATCATTTGGATTTTTATCTCCAGTTTCATGGAGATGTAGCATGATTTGGTCCGCTTATTTAGGACTTCCCCTCTCCCTTGAAGGAGTTGGAACAGTTCTCAAACTCAAAGACCAAAAGATGAGAGAGGGTGCTGACCTCATTCGCTACTTCTGCGTACCTTGTAAGCCTACCAAAGTCAATGGAGGGCGAGTTCGCAACTTTCCTCATCACGCGCCTGACAAATGGTCCATCTTTATCAATTACAACAGACGTGATGTTGAGGTCGAATTGGCCATCAAGGAACGACTGAAAAACTTCCCAGTACCTGATTTTGTTTGGGATGAGTACCTCCAGGATCAGATTATCAATGACCGTGGTATTGGCATAGATGTTGATTTTGTCAAAGCAGCAATCAAAATTGATGCAAAGAGCAAAGCCAAAATTCAAGACGAGTTAAAAGCATTAACTGGCCTTGAAAATCCCAACTCTGTTCTTCAGATGATCGACTGGCTACGTGAACACGGAGTGACCACCGATTCACTGGATAAAAAAGCTGTGAAAGAACTCCTCAAAACAGTCGATGATAAAACAGCAAAAGTCCTCAAACTTCGGCAGCAAGCAGCCAAATCAAGTGTGTCTAAATACCAGGCCATGATGAATTGTGTTTGTAAGGACGGTCGAGCAAGGGGAATGTTTCAATTTTACGGAGCTAACCGTACAGGTCGATGGGCTGGTCGTTTGGTGCAACTTCAGAATCTACCTCAGAACCACCTTCCTGACCTTGAGGAAGCGAGAGAACTTTTCAGAACCGGTAACTTAGAAGCTACTGATATCCTCTACGATACTCAGGATACCTTATCGCAACTAATACGAACTGCTTTCGTTCCAAGTGAAAGAAAAAAATTCATTGTTTGCGACTTTTCGGCTATCGAAGCTCGTGTACTGTCCCACCTGGCAGGAGAGAGATGGCGCAGTAAAGTATTTGAAGATGGTAAGGATATCTACTGCATGTCAGCCTCACAGATGTTTGGAGTTCCAGTTGAAAAGCATGGACAAAATTCTGAATTGAGACAAAAAGGGAAAATTGCAGAACTTGCTTGCGGCTACGGTGGTTCTGTTGGTGCATTGAAAGCCATGGGGGCCATTGATATGGGACTAACTGAGGACGAACTCCAACCACTTGTTAACTCATGGCGACAAGCAAATCCAAATATCGTTCTCTTCTGGTGGGATGTCGATAATGCTGTAAAGACTGCTGTAAAGGAACTAATTCCAACATCAACTCACGGTATTCAATTTGAAGTTAAAAGTGGCATATTGTTCATCACCCTTCCTTCTGGTCGCAAACTAGCGTATATCAAGCCAAGAATTGGCGAAAACCAGTTCGGTGGAGAGTCCGTCACTTACGAAGGAACTGGAACTGCTAAACGTTGGGAACGACTCGAAAGTTATGGTCCAAAATTTGTAGAAAACATTGTACAAGCTATCAGCCGTGACATTCTTGCTTTCTCTTTGAAACAACTGAAAGAGTTTAAAATTGTAGGCCATGTCCACGATGAAGTAATAATCGAATGTCCAATGGAACAAAAAATTGAGAAGATTGCATCATTGATGGGTAATGCACCAGACTGGATGACTGATATCAACCTTCGTGCCGATGGATACGAATGCTTATTCTATCAGAAAGATTAGCAAAAAATCGCCACCTCAGAAATTGAGATGGCGATTTTCAATTATTGATTTAGTTCATTATATACCTCCTTTGCGAGTGCATGTGCTTTCTTGATTGCATCATACCCTTGAGTTTTTTTCATACCAAGTTTATCAATGATTTCTTGCTTGGTAATCTCATAATTACCATATATCAGTTTTAAAATTTTGCCATGCTTAGGACTACGTTGATATACTTCTTCAATCAACTCCTTCAAAGTTTCATTCAGCATAAGTGTTTCTTCATAGGATGAAATAGCTGAAGGATCATAGCCATACGACCTCATATCATCCTTGCTTTCCATCATTTCTTCAAGTGATGTTGTATCAAGTTTACTCCTAGAATGGCGACTTAGATACTCATGAACATCAGCATTGAATACTTTCATAGTGATATCAAACTCTTCTAGAGTAACTGGTACAAAACCAACTAATACTGATTTACCTCCAAATTTAAAGGTTCTTAAATTATTACGATTGATTTTCAGCACACTTAGCATCACTTTATCCTTAATCACAAATGGTGCTAGCACTTCTCCCGACAGACAAGGACGACCATCATATGATTTCTGGGATTCATAACGGTAGGGATTATTGTTAGATTGACTATGGTTGACTTGGTTTGCCATATTTTGTCTCGCTTTCATCGCATAGCAAAGAAAATGAGACAATTGACTCAACAAAAATATTTAATTCTGATTGCATAAGCACTTCCTTTGCTTAATATACAATCAGTAGACTTGAAATACTGATATTTGAATTTTGATACCTACACCTCAAGTCGTGCTAGCAAACGAATATAGGTTTCATGCAAATGTAAGCCATTACAAAGAAATTTCACACGTTATGAAAGTTTCGTGATATAATAAGAGAAAACTAGAAATCTCGAGTAACTTACTTACATTGCTATTGTAAGATAATGAAATCAAAAAGTATTTGTCCTCTTTTTGACCAATTTTTGACCAATTTTTTCATTGAAAGGAGAATATTATTTGCAAGAATTTAATTTTTCCTCATATTTAAAACTTCTGTTACCCGGGATGACAACTTTAAAGCAGGGGCCGCTCGGTATAACACTACTTGAGCCGTTATCTAATTTAAACGGTATTACAACATCAATAGATGATCGAAAAATTACTCGCCTAGTACAAAGAAAAATTGAAGTTGATAGTGCTTTTATCCAAGCTTCAAACGATTACAATATTATCCAAGCAACGCTAAAAAATTTTGAAAAGAATATCTGTTCTGACTTACGCATACATAATAAGCAAGATATTTTCGACAACATATTAAAGTGCATCAACAGTGATTCAGAAGCATCTCCGAAAAAGTATGACGAACTAGCAAGATACTTAGAAAATGGGCAAGAAGTTGAGTTTTTAACTTATTCTTTTCTATATGCCCTTAACAAGACGAATAAGATGACTGATTCTGCACCTAGAATTGAGGATATTGAGCTTTTACAACAGGTTCGTAATAAATGTCCTCTCTGTCAGAAACCATTAACACGTCAAAAAAAAGACACTACAATCCGAGCATACAAAATAGTAGAGATATTCTCTTCCAATCTTGACAAGGATACTGCAGATAAATTTAAGAATTTCATGCCCCCGCCAGCTAAATTAGATTCATACGATAATAAAATCCCTTTATGTATTCAAGACGCTAACGAGTATGAAAACTATGCTGATATTGACGAATATAAAAAGTTACTGTCCATTAAACAAGAAATTCAGAAGTTAACTGAGATTCAAGAAGTTATGAATCACGGAAATCTTGAAACACAAATCACCGAAGTCATAGATGCACTAAACGATTATACTGGAAGCTCAAGCTCAACAACCCTGAATATGACCGCCCTTAAACTCAATCAGAAAATCTTACCTGAGCACGGTGTTTTAAGGGGAACAGTTCAATATCACGTACTTACTTATTTCTCATACATAAAAGACTTGTTTGCTGAAAATAGTAATTTCATAATGATTCAATGTGATATAAAAAAAGTTTTTACTCAATTAGCTAATACCAATCTCTCACAACCAGAGATCGTAGAAAATCTCGCCAATTGGCTCTTAAATCAATCAAAACTGAGCAATGGACATTTAGACGCATGTAAAATTATCGTATCTTACTTTATCCAAAATTGTGAGGTGTTCAATGAAATTACCGAATAAAGCAGTTTCTTATAAGAAAAGCATATTGCCTCTCTTTCCCATCATCTTAGAAGCACTACGAAATAATGATTATTCTCCAAGAGAACTCTATATAAAACTCTATAAAAAAATAGACAGTATCACGCTATTTACTGATGCAGTGACCTGTCTATATGCTCTTAAGAAAATCGATATGAATGAAAACGGGATGCTGTATTATGTTAAAACAAATTAGTTGTGATAAATTTTTAGAAAAAGGAAAAATTAGAGAGCCAATCGTATTTCATCCTGGATTAAATACAGTCATGGGTAGCGAAAATGCTGCTAACTCTATTGGTAAATCTACTTTCCTTCTAATAGTTGATTTTATTTTTGGAGGAAGTGACTATGTCGAAGAAGCCTACGATATTGTTGAAAACGTAGGCCATCATACAATTAAATATGAATTCGTTTTTGATAACCAGTCATACTACTTCTCTCGTTCAACTGATAATTCTACTACCTTCAATAAATGTGACAGTAACTATACGGTTATTAAACGTTTAGATAAGGAAGCATACTGTCACTTTCTAAAGCAAAAATATAAAATGAACTATCCGTTCATTCAGTTTAGAGCCTCCATAAGTCCCTTTATACGTGCTTGGGGCAGAGAAACTATCGATAATAAGAAACCACTAAAAGCTGCAAAAGACTCCCCAGATAAACAGGGTATCGATACACTATTACGTTTGTTCAATAGATATAGTGAAATAGAGCAGCAGAAAAAATATATCGAAGATGCTGAAGATAGAAAGAAAGTCTTTGTGGCTGCTCAAAAATATAAGTTCATTGCTACTGTCCAGAATAAAACTGAATATAAGGACAACGAAAAAAGAATACAAGAACTAGAACAGGAAATAAATCAACTTACCAGAGAAAGTGATAGCGGTTTGGTTGATTTAGACTCTATTCAGGCACAACAATTATCAGAACTTAGACATCAATTATCTGATGCAAAACGCCAGCGCTCTAGCTTATTGTCTCAAAAACGAAGCTTTGAAGCAGAACGCAATCCTAAAAGGCAGCAATTTCAAAAAGATTTTGAATCGCTACAACAATTCTTTCCTAATGTAGACATCAAAACGATTTCTGAAATTGAGTCCTTCCATCAGCAACTGACATCCGTTTTAAGTGCAGAATACAGAGAATCGGCTAAAACATTACAAAACCTTATTAATCTAACTAATTCTCAAGTGAATCAATTAGAGGATAAAATATCCCAAATTAGTAACGTATCAAACGTCTCTCAGTCAATATTGGAACAATATGCTTATTTACAACGAGAAATCACTCAACTTAGAGATTCCAATGAAAGTTTTAAACAAAAAGAAAAGCTGTCGGATGAAATCCGCGCTTTAAATAATGCCTATAATCAACTAATGAGAGCCATCCTGGATGATATTGAAGAAAGACTCAATTCAAGAATGTCTACCATAAATGATAAAATCTATAATGGTACTAAAACCAGTCCTAAAATATCATTAAAATCAGCAAAATCCTATGAGTTTTACACTCCACAAGATAGGGGAACTGGTTCTGAGTATAAAGGACTTATTCTTTTTGATATAGCTATGCTACAACTTACTAACCTTCCGATTATTGGTCATGACTCATTCTTTCTAAAACAAATTCAAGATGAAGGACTGGAAGGCATCTTACAATGCTATCTTGAACAAAAAAAGCAAGTGTTCATCACTTTTGATAAAGAAAAATCATATTCAAAAAAATGCCAAGAAATTCTAAAACAAACCGAGGTACTTAGGTTATATCCAAATGGAGGAGAGTTATTTGGTAGTGCTTGGAATAATAAAATATCAGAATAGCTATGAAAAAAGGCTGGGAACTCTCGATGGAGTCCCAACCTTTTTTCTTATCTCAATTTAGCATATAGTCTATCAAAGAGCTCATCAAGCTCCCTCTGATTGTCCTCATGATTATCTACAATACCTAATACAAGTTTGTTAAGTTGTTGTCTCTCAATTTCGTTTATTTTTGGTATAGGAATACGTTTTAGATAATTCGCTGAATTATTCACTGTTTGATTAATAGAATGAATAATTTCATTGACTATAGCAGAATTAAGCAATGCTAAAATAAATAGTAAATCTGATGATTTTTTTTGGAAAAATACCTACAATACTTTGATCAAATACACTGTCTTCCATTAGACAAGCACGAACTTTTTTACTTTTAAGCATTGGAGTTGCAATGCCATATTTGAAATAATAGCTACTATTCTGAAATCGTGCTTTTTTAAAAATATGATAATCATTAATCTCACTCTTATCCCATCTAATATACCAATCTACTTCGGGCTTATGATATGGAGTTTTCAAACTCCCTTTTACTAATGGAATGTAGCTATTAGGAACATCGGTTCCATTGATATTCGCACATTCAGTAAAAATATCACTATCAACAACAATATCATAGCTACAACTACAGTTTAGGTAATCAGGAACGATTACTGTGCTGTTCTTCCTCGTGAAAGTCTTCGATTTTGTAATTTTTTCCAAGCTTTTCTGAGTTCTATCACAGAGTTAATCTCTAAACCAATCTTTTCAACTAATATTTTATTATCTAACTCATTTATTAGCACTTCGATATTATCACTCCCGTTTTGGCGAATAAATTCGTCAATTTTATTAAATAGAATATCAATCTCAGCATCTGTTACTTTCTTTGCATCAAAAATATTCGGAAGCATTATCTTTGAGACCTCACTAGGTAATATTTCAAGTACACCTCCACCATAACTTCTCCCCTCAAGCTCTGAAAATAACAAACCAACAGTTGTATAGTAGGCAACAATTAATCTTTTCCCATCAGCATGATTTTTCAACCTAACTCTGTGCATTGTATCTGTGCTTACCGCAGATACTTCTTCTGTATTCAACATAACTTTAGGGAATTGGTAATTTCTCCTCAAAAAGAAAATATCTGGACTCCACACTGAAGGGACTTTGTACCACTCATCACGAATTCTCGTTTTATAAGAAGTATTGTGGCTATTTTCTTCTCCCCATTTTATGTAATTATTCACACCATCTTTAAATTCACTTTTTTCATATGGACTGAGATCCAATAAGTATGTTCTAGCCCCTGACTCAATATTTTCTTCCCAATCTTCTTTTTGAAATTGGACTCCCTTAATATTTACGCTTCTAGCTATTAATGGTTTACAATACTTTCTTAAGTCATATTTTTCCACAATTTCTTCATTGATACAGAAGTATGCATTATTACCTGTTGTAATTCCAACTTCACACTTAGCAACATCTGAAAATTCAACAAATTCATTACTTTGCTTAATGGTATTAATTAAGTGAATTTGTTCGTTATTTAGAAAATATCTTGTCCACTTATTAGATTCTTTATCAACATTCATAAACTCAAACTCATTTAATGAATGTTCCTGTAAATCATCTGCATTTTTAAAAGGTACAACTTTTATAGAATGTTCTTTGTCACCTTTTATTTTTTCACCAAGAAGAAGAACCACTTCTTGCTCTATATCATCAAACACTAAATCATCAAATGTAACTATGGTACATCTATTAAGTTCTGTTAGTAAAAATTTCCTCAAATCCTCTGAATACTTTACTTGTAAGGTTCTGTTGCAAAGTTTTAAATAAAGAATAAAATCCCTTACGGTATCTATGATTTAAGCTGGGATTCCCAATAATACCTTGATTTCAGTACAGACCGAAAACCCGAAGAGAGTGCCTTCTTTTCGGGTTTTCTTATATAATCCTCGGATGGCTTCCATACCTTTAATCGTGGTAGAGGCAGTGCGTAAACTTCGATAGAATTTATTGCGTCTCTTTACTGGACGATGGTCTTGTTCAATCAAATTATTCAGGTATTTAATGGTACGATGTTCTGTCCCTTGATAAAAGCCGTATTCTTTTAGTTTCTTAAAGGCACTTGTAATAGAGGGGGCTTTATCTGTGACTACAACCTTCGGTTCATCAAACTGCTTCACTAACCGCTTAAGAAAAGCATAGGCTGCTTGTGTGTCCCGTTTTTTACGTAACCAAATATCCAAGGTTAAACCATCTGCATCGATGGCTCGATACAAATAATGCCATTTTCCTTTAATTTTGATGTACGTTTCATCCATTTTCCATGAATAAAAGGATCTTTGCTAATCTTTAAAAATAGTCATTTTCAACATATTTTTTATACATGTCCTCGGTATATCTTGTTATGTTCTTACCATACTCTGGATAATCAAACCCCAGTAGTTCTGCTACCTCTTTGGACACTTCCCTGAACAATTGGTGGCATATAAATAATGACTTCCAAATATTTTCATAGGAATCCATGCGATATGTAGATAATAATCTATTCCATAGATCTTCATCAATGTATTTGTTAATATACTTATAATTTTTCCCAACACTTAATGAAAATTCTGTCTTTATCCCAACCTTCCACGACATCATCCTAAGTAGTTCAAACCGTAGAATCTGGTTCAGATGATCGATTGCAAACAGTATCTCTTTGCGGCACAATCCTTTAATAACATAAGGTGTTACATTCCAAAATTCATTGCAGCAATCATCATACTCCCTTGCGCTTGGCTTTCTTACATGATAATCTATATCAGTCGGAACTATGTCCCTTTTAATTCTACAATCTTTATCAATTAGAACCTTTATTAATTTATCGCCCTTTAGGTAATTATCTAACTCTTCCAAGGGCAATAAGGTAAGATCAATTTTATTGTAATCATCAAATAGCATAAGATAGGAAAATCCCTTTTCTTCAGGTGGGAATAATTCCATATCCTCCGGCTTTTGCATCATTATTATATTCCCAAATTGATTAAGCCAGTCATCATTAGATATAAACGGTTCTATATCACTTACAAAATATGTAATATCATAATCCTGAAATTCATCTTTAGGTATATTAATATTTGCGCGTGACCCCTCAAGGGTCACAATTCGAATACGTTCATCCTGTTCTGCTAAAGAAAGTACTAAATCCATCATTTCTTTTTCTGATCTCATTTACATACTCCTCGTTTATTTTTTCTATATTATTACATCTTCTTTTTTGCCGATACAATCAGCATCATTGGGCGTCGCATTTCATCCGCCATCCCCGGAATATCCATCATGTTCTCTGGCGGCTGTGGCTCCACAATCTGATTTATTATAAAACTATTTGAAAGCAGTGTATTTAGATATGTGGTCAGTGTTCTATGATATTTTGTAACCTTTTCTTCCAAAAACATAGCTGTCCGTTTGCCCTCATAATAATAATTGTCCACCGGGAAATGCAGTATTTCTCCTTTTTCGTTATAATACCAGTCTTGTGTTCCATGAGCAGTAAAAACAGGATGTTCAACTGTAAAAACTAAATTGCCACCAGCCTTCAGCATCCTATATATCTTTTTTATTAAATTCTCATAGTCTGCTACATAATGAAACGCAAGCGAACTTAGTATTTAAGCAATTGCTTAATCGAGACTTGAGTGTGCAAGAGCAACCCTAGTGTTCGGTGAATATCCAAGGTACGCTTGTAGAATCCTTCTT